CTTAAGAAAGCAGGACACAATGTTCAAGTTATTTCTGGCCCTGAAGATATTCCTTCTGCCACTACTCCTGGCGCTTTCCTTAATTTTGGTGGTACCAACATATATAAGTCAGCACAGGTGGAGCAGATCGGTCGCTTATTTTGCAACGGAAGCATTTGCGCCAATGATCACTTCATATTTACTGATGCTTGGCATCCTGGCATCATCAATCTCAAGTACATGAGCGAACTGCTGGGCATTCCAGTCGTTACACACGGCTTATGGCATGCTGGCAGTTATGATCCTCAAGACTTTTTAGGACGACTAGTAGGAGACAAGCCTTGGGTTAGACACGCTGAGAAGAGTTTTTATCATGCGTTTGATCATAACTACTTTGCTACAGATTTTCACATTGACATGTTCTTTAAGAACTTGTTTAGTGACGAGAACTTAGCATATTTTGGCAACAAAGTTGTGCGTACAGGCTGGCCTATGGAATATATGCAAGATACTCTTGCACCTTATAAAGGCATGAAGAAACGAGACATGATCTTGTTTCCGCACCGTATTGCTCCAGAGAAGCAAGTTGAAATTTTTAGAGACTTAGCTAAACATCTGCCACAATACGAGTTTGTTGTTTGTCAAGATAAACAACTTACTAAGCATGAGTATCATACACTGTTAGGTGAAGCTAAAATGGTGTTTAGTGCTAACTTGCAAGAAACATTAGGTATTAGCTGGTATGAAGGTGCTATTGTAGATGCTATTCCTATGGTGCCTGATAGACTCAGCTACAGTGAAATGGCATTTGACACATTCAAATATCCAAGTAAATGGACTGAAAGTTATGATGCATATACAGTATATCGTCCTGACATTTGTCGTGCTATTATGACACATATGGATTACTACAATACTAGATTGCCGCAAATACAAAAACAAGTGGAATCATTACATGAGCAATTCTTCTCAGCAACCAACCTCATCAAACGATTTGTTTAATGATGTTACTATAATATTATCAGATGATGTTGTAGTAGGAGATATTACTATTCCTACATACAGTGGAATAGGATCGTATACTACAGCATCATCGATGAATAGTATGAATAGTATGAATACTATAACACTGACAAGCGGTGGTGCTGTAGGATCATCTTATTCAATAAACGATACTATTACGCTTAACACTGATTATCAGTTTAACTGGGGTGATGCAGAAGAATGGATTGATTCGTTTCCAGATTGGCAACGTGTGCAGGACATGTGTAAAAAATATCCCGGATTAGAAATTGCACTGCGTAACTTTCAAACTGTATATACACTTGTAAAGGATGATTATGATAATCCAAAAGATGAAAAATAAGTTTTTTCAGTTAATGGAAAGACTAGGCAGAAAACGAATTGTATTAGATAGAGAATCAAATGAGCCTTACCTCGAACGTTATTACCTGTTTCTTAAAGATAGAAAGCACTTCCCCTTTAATATCTTTTTGCACAAGTTCCTTAAATCAGATCCCGATGATGTGCATGATCATCCATGGCCTTACGCTACTCTAATACTAAAAGGCGGATATTATGAATGGCTTCCTCAATTTAACAACAAAAGCGAAAAAATTGGCGAGATTGCAGTGTGGAGAGCTCCTGGTCATTTTCGTATTTGTAGTGCTAATAGTTATCACAGGATTGAGTTAGATCCTAACGTAGAATGTTGGACACTGTTTATGCCAGGTCCTCAAAAACGAGAGTGGGGATTTCTCGTAAAGAATAAATGGATACACAATGACCAATACCTACAAAGTCGTAAACCCATCAACTAATTATACATATACTACCAGTGGTACAGCTGGACAATTTTTAACGAGCGGATCAAACGGCACTACTTGGGCTACGTCACCTAACTATACCATAGGCGACGGAATAATGAAGGTAAGCGGGGACCCTGCTACGCTAGAAGTTAAAGGTAAAATGGTGCTTAACGGACAAGACTTAGAAGAACGGCTAAAAACAATTGAAAAAGTCTTGGCAATTCCAGAAAGAGATGTTACACTAGAAGCTAAGTATCCTAGCTTAAAGAAAAAGTTTGATGATTATATCAATGCTTTGGAAAAATATAAAACGTTTGAACGTGTAAAAGGCACTTATGACTGACGAAAAGAAAACTCCTGAAATTATCTTTGCACCTGGCTGTTTCGATAGTTTTGAAGGCACTCAAGAAGAACTTAATGAACTTATGTCTGAAATTCAGAGAATGGCAGAATCTGGAGAATTATTTGAAAACGCTAAAGCTCTTGATCTTGACGAGTTAACTGAAGAAGACCCAGAATTTGCTGAAAAATTAATAACTGGCTTAGACAATATTAACGGTCAAGGAAAAAGAACATTGCAATGAAATATGCACTGGGCGCATTTGCGGCAACAGTAATTTGGGTACTGTTGCTTTTTCTTATTCCTTTTCCTGAGGGTAGAATCTACGATTGTGGAATGGCTGAGTGGCATCCTGATATTCCTCCTAAAGTAAAAGAGGAATGCAGAAAACAGAGAATGCAACATAAGAAAGATATTATAACTGTATGATGACATTAGATATTGATATGCCTAAACTTGGATTTATAGGCTTAGGATTTGTAGGCGAAGCTATTCGAGAACACTACGCTGGATTTGAAAGAATATGTATCGACAATGATCCGTCAAAAGGATATATCGGAACTTACAAAGAAATAATGGATGCTGAGGGCATCTTTGTCTGCGTTCCTAGTCCGCAAAGTCTTGATGGATCTTGTAACACAGATATCCTAGAAAGTGTATTAGCTAATCTTAAAGACTACAAAGGGGTTATTATCAGTAAAGTAACTGCAACACCCGACGTATATGAACGATTAGGTAATCAGTATCCTAACTTAGTACACATTCCGGAGTTTTTAACTGCTGCCAATGCCAGTGCAGATTATGCAAAAGAAAACTGGGCTATTATAGGCGGTAATGTATTAGCATATCAGCATGAAGCTGAACGTATCATTCGATATACTAAAGCTCAAGCTGATATTGTTCACTGTTCTATCGGAGAAGCCAGTTTGGTAAAATATGCTATTAATAGTTTCTTATCTACTAAAGTAGTGTTTATGAATGAGTTGGCAGCTATTGCAGAGCATAACGGATATAATTGGAATAAGGTACGTCGAATGATTTCTATGGACAATAGAATTGGCATCAGTCATACACAAGTACCAGGGCCGGATGGCCAATATGGATTTGGAGGCATGTGTTTTCCAAAAGATACTAGTGCCTTATTGTATTACGCAAACACAATAGACATTCACTTAAATGTTTTGAAAGAAGCAGTTAAGAAAAATACGCTACTTAGGTTGCAAAAACCTAAATAATATAGTACAATGTACAACAGTCATCCACGACAATAACTCGGAGAAATTATAATGGATACAAGTAAAAACCTGTCGCAAGTAATTCGTAATAGAATGCGTAGCGACAACAAACGTTTCTGGGCAGGAGACAATATTAGCGACTATGTTGACGATAATGTATTGCCAGAATTAATCGACGAAGCAACAGAAGCATTTGAGCAAGTGCTAGATTCTTTGCTTATTGATCGTGAGACTGATCCCAACTCGCATGGTACAGCGAGACGTCTTGCAAAAATGTACTTCAACGAAATAATGGCAGGAAGATATGAACCAGCACCGGATGCAACAGCGTTTCCAAATGATTCAGCGGACCGTTACGAAGGTATGCTTGTTGTTCGTAGCGAGCTTCGCAGTATGTGTAGCCATCATCATCAACCCGTTAGTGGCGTTGCTTATATTGGTATTATTGCGGCTCAGAAACTCATCGGACTTAGCAAGTATACGAGGATCGCTCAGTGGTGTGCCCGTAGAGGTACTCTCCAGGAGGAACTTTGTAATGACATTGCTAGGGAAATCTCAAAAGCAACAGAGTCAGAGAACGTAGCAGTCTACGTTCAAGCAGTGCATGGCTGCTGTGAGAATCGTGGCATTATGGCACACTCTAGTCTTACACAGACTACAGTGCTCAAAGGTACGTTCAAAGATGATCCTCATACAAAGAAAGAATTCTTTGATAACATTAAACTGCAACAAGAGTTTGCACCGAGGTAATATTATGGCATTTTGGATTGTTAAAACACACTATAAAAAATCATGCGAACAGCATGAACACTATGTTCAACGCAACGGCACAGGACGAATCACAGTTAAAGATGGATATCGTTTTTGTACATTCAGGGTAGAAACTGACGACGATAATTTTCCAGAGTTTGAGTTTGTTCAAGTACCTGGCGGTGATGGTAAAACTGACAGCTTAGATATGTATTCATGCGAAGCTAACAACATTATCAGTTCAGAAATGATCGATATGTTTGATGGAGGTTGCTGGGGTGATACAGAAATTGAAGGCATTGAAGATGACAACGAAGTTGAAGAGTTACAAGAGTTCATTGACGAAAACGGTGCCTATGCGTTAGAAGATGAAGGCGATTGGTACTTGGAAGATACTGAAGTTTATATCTGGGGTCCAATTGAAGTTACTAACGAAGACGACGAAACTAATACTCGTATTATCATTGCAGACGAAGATGGCAATGTAAGTGATTTTGAGGAAGACTAATGAGTAAAGTATACTTAATTAAACCGTTACATAAGAAAAGCATTTGCTGGCACATTGAAATGTTCCGCGAAAATGCGGACGGTAGTATCAGTTGGTTCAATATTGATGATCACTATCGTTGGGGACAAGGTTTTGTTGAAGAAGACCTTGACTGCAATTTACCCTACGAAGGTGACGAACAGGCCCATGCTAAAACAGACTGCGGCTGGGGCGCTGAACTAGATGACCAACATGCTTGTTGGTTTGATTTTAGTGATGATATCAGCGAAGAAGAACAAGAAGAAATTAAACGTTGCTACTTAGAAGGCGATGGTAACGAAGAATGGGAACGTAGTGGTGCCGCTTGGTTATTCGATGCTGAACACTATTGGCAATTAGAAGATGAATATTTAGTTATTGATGCTCCGTATCAGGTTAGCCTATGCGAAGACGATGGCACAGTTATTGAAGAAAATGTTAAACTACAGTCTCGCTCAGATCCAAAGACAAGCTGGCCCTGGAGCGTAGATAACCCTAAACCTGAGGACGAATAAAATGAGACAAGAAATTATTAGCGTATTAAAACAACACTTTGAAGCACACATTCTCAAGCATAAAATGAATGTAGATATTATGCTTAGTAATCCTACAGCCATTCATGATCACACAGACCTAATGAGTGCTATCGAAAAAGAAGTAGCACTCATGGCAGAGTATCAGGACAAGTTAGAAATAATGAACTCTTATTTTGGAGAATAATGCTATGGCACGTAAAAAACAGATTGCAGAATTAAAAGAAAAAGATGAACCTACTGTAGTAGTTGGTTCACATCTAACAGTTATTACACATCCTGACGGAAAAACAGAACTACTTTGGGATGACGAAGCCTTGCTAAGTGAAGTTAGAGCTGCTATACTAAAAGCAGAAAGTACGATTCCTGCATCGGAAACAAAACCTAAACGTACTCGAAAGGCAAAAGAATGAACTGGTTTGACAAATGGGTTGCTAAAAAATGCAAGCAAGCGTGGGAAAACAAAGATAGAGATGAAATAATTGGAGCTAAACAAATGGCAATAGGTATGGGAACGATAGCAGTAGAACGTGGCCGACCTGAAGGTGAAGGTCGAATTACTTTTGAGTTAAGCACAGCAGTAGGTGGCAAGATTCTTAATGTGCGGCATTATGATGAACGCAGAGATCGTCACGATCATCAAACTTATGTTATTCCTACCGGTGAAGACATTGGCGAACGTGTAGCAAAGATTATCAATTTAGAGATGTTTAAACAATGAGTAAAATTAAAATTGCAGAGCTGTTTTACAGCATACAGGGTGAAGGACGCTATATGGGTGTACCTTCTGTGTTTCTACGCACATTTGGTTGTAACTTTAAATGTCAAGGATTTGGTATGCCTCGAGGAGAAGCAAGCCAAGAAGTCGAAGCTATTGCGGCACGTATTACAGAATTTAAAGATTATAAAGAGCTCCCGCTTGTGTCAACTGGTTGTGATAGTTACGCAAGTTGGGATCCTCGTTTTAAAGATCTAAGTCCAATGTTGGAAAGTGATGCCATTGCAGACAGAATCATGGAGATACTGCCCTTCAATGAGTGGAAAGACGAGCATCTAGTTATCACAGGTGGCGAACCATTACTAGGTTGGCAACGGGCATATCCTGATTTGTTAGATCACCCTAATATGGCAGGCTTAACAGAGATTACATTTGAAACAAATGGTACTCAACAGTTATCGCCAGAATTTAAAAAGTATTTAAAACAATGGCAAATAAGAAATTGGCATAACGGCGGGCCAGTAAAAGAAATTACATTCTCAGTAAGTGCCAAACTTCCATGTTCAGGCGAAAAGTGGGAAGATGCTATCTGTCCAGAAGTAGTTTGTGAATATGAACAAGTTGGCACAGCATACTTGAAGTTTGTTATTGCTACCGAAGATGATTTTGATGACGCAGTAACTGCTACACTCGAATTCCGTAAAGCAGGCTTTAAAGGACATGTTTATCTAATGCCAGTAGGCGGTGTTGAAAGTGTTTATGCACTAAACAATCGCACAGTAGCAGACTTAGCTATGAAACACGGATTGCGATATAGTGATAGATTACAAGTGCCGTTATTTAAAAATGAGTGGGGAACCTAATGATTAAACAATTATTTAAAAAGATCACAGGTATTCAAGCAATTGAAGACTTGAAAAAAGAAGCAGACGCGGCAGCAGTTGAAGCAGTTAAGGCAGCGGCAATGGCTAAAGCTGAATCAGATGCGGCCATTGCTGCCGCAAATGCTGAAATTGAACAAGCAAAAAAACAAGAGGAGGCTGCGAAACTTAGCCCAAAAGAACGTGCCTCTGCCCAAGGGATTCCTTATGTAGCTGTTTTAGATACGCACGTCAATAAAGATAATATTAGAAACGGCTTTTTTGAGCTTGACTGGAATGCAGAGTTTGTGTTACAATTGAAACAAACTGGATACGGGTTTGATGGTGATCCAGAAGAAGAAATTGTTGATCGTTGGTTTCGCGATATTGTAAGAGGCATGCTAGCCGAAGAAGGCATGGATACTACACGCGGTGCTGGTTATATCAATGTTGTTCCAATTACTAAAGGTAAATCAGAGGTTTCATGACATATATTTTAGTTGACACTGCTAACACATTCTTTCGAGCTAGACATACTGTCCGCGGAGATGCTGACATTAAAGTAGGCATGGCTCTACACATTATGCTTAATAGTGTTAAAAAGGCATGGCAAGATTTTAACGGAGCTCATGTTGTATTCTGCCTCGAAGGTCGTAGCTGGCGCAAAGACTTTTATAAACCCTACAAAGCAAATCGTGCCGAAACTCGTGCCGCAATGACTGTTAAAGAACAAGAAGAAGATAAATTGTTCTGGGAAACTTTTGATGCGTTTAAAGATTTTGTAGGAGAGAAGACTAATTGTACTGTACTACGTCATCCGCAACTAGAAGCAGATGATTTAATTGCAGGCTTCATCCAAGCTCATCCTAACAGTGATCATGTTATCATTTCGACAGACAGTGACTTTCACCAGTTGCTGGCTTCTAACGTCAAACAATACAATGGTGTTGCAGAAGAAACATATACACTAGAAGGCATCTTTGATAAAAAAGGCAAGCCAGTTAAAGATAAAAAGACAGGCGAACCTAAAGCTGTTCCTAATCCCGAATGGTTGTTATTTGAAAAGTGTGTTCGAGGTGATACTAGCGACAACGTCTTTTCAGCATATCCCGGTGTGCGTACTAAAGGCAGTAAGAACAAAGTGGGATTAACTGAAGCATTTGAAGATCGTAACAGTAAAGGATTTTCGTGGAACAATCTCATGTTGCAACGTTGGGTAGATCACGAAGGTCAAGAACATCGTGTAATAGATGACTACAATCGTAATCGTGTACTCATTGACCTTACAGCACAACCCCCTGAGATTAAAACTCTTATTAAAGAAACAATTGATGCAGGTGCTGTTCCTAAAGAAGTAACTCAAGTCGGTATTAGACTATTAAAATTTTGTCAATTGTATGACATGAAACGTATCATGGATAGTATCCAACAATACGCAGAACCTTTCCAAGCTAAATTTCCTGAACGAGATGTAACTTGGCGCAAACTAACAGAGACTAACTAATGACAGAAATTCACGCAAAACCTATTGTTGATGGTAAATTTTGGATTGTAGAACAAGACGGCGAAAAAGTCGGAACGCTACATAAGAAAGAAAACAACAAATTTATTCTAAGTTCTAAAACTGGTGAGAGTTGGTTTAACAAAAAAGAAGAACTTACAAAGGCATTTGGTAAAAATTTCTTTGGTAGCAAGATCAAAACAACTATTAGTCATCAAGAAGTTAGAGATGTTCATGGATATCCAACTAGTTGTTATCCGCACAATCCTATGTTTAATGTACAGAAGCGATTGCCATTGTTTACAAAGAGTCCAGAAAGTAAAAGCATCTATTGTGCTGGCTATTACATCATTAAATTCGATAAAGGATGGGTTAAAAGCCTTTGTCCTAAGCTAATTACTATTGAACGTTATGAAAGTAAAGGACCGTTCAAAACAGAATTAGAAATGAAGCAGGTTCTATCAAATGCCAAATCCGATTAATACTATTCCTATCCAGCAGTTTTTACAACAAGTAAAGGCTGCTGAATTAAGCCAACAAAAAGAAGTTAAGATAGATATAAAATCTGCAAAAAATCTTGCTTTTTGTTTAGGTGAAGTTAGTTCTAAACTTCTTATGGACTATGACAAACTTCTTATGGAACTTAAAGAAGCACAAGGAACTGGCACAGTTTCTGTACAAATGGATGGCGGCGGCTTTTCTAATAATTAAGATAAATATATGCGTACATTAAAAAGGACGCATACATGAGTAGACCAAAACCTAAAGTGTTATTGGAATATACTAATAAGAAAAACTATAAGAGTGAACAGATTTTAGAATCTGACGCAATATGGGCTGTATTCTATAAGAATCAGCCCTTTAACCTTAAGAGTTTTAATAGTTTAACTAGTTATCCTGGTCCTAAATACAAAAAAGTTTCATTTAGTAATCCCGGACACGCTGTTAATTTGGCTAAAAAATTGAATAAAACATTTAATTGCGAAGACTTTCAAGTAGTTAGATTAACTTCGGGTGAAACATTAAAATGATCTCAAAAGAGACATATACCAAAATTTTCTTAAATGAACTAGGTAAAAGCACAGATGAAGCCAATGTCAAACTTCATCTGCAAAAGTGGTGGCAAAATCATCGAACTAAAAAAGATGGCGGCTTAAGGTTGAGCGATGAAGGATATGAGTTTTTAGTAAAAGATCTTTCTCTACAAGAACACGAAATTCCATTTACTGATAAGATAGAAATTAGTCCGCAGGTTATTATATTTTTTGATAGATATTTGGACTGTCCTTATTACTTAACTTTTCAAAGTTTAACCGTTTTTAGCGAAAAAAAAGCCTTTGAGCTACACATGTTTTCGGACGATATTCGAAAATATGGGCTAGTCAAAGCAATGAACGCCCGAAATAAAGACAGCCAAACGGACTAAAACTCCTAAAAAATTGTTGACGTAGACTGCTTATGGCGTTATAATAGATACATAGACAGTTAGTTCTTAACAATTTTTTAACCCTGGAGTATTTATGAGCGAGATTATTTCACGCACCGTTGGCCCGAAAACTGGCAAAAAAGCAATTCGTCGTGCATTTAAGGCACAGCGTCCAATCTTCCTGTGGGGTCCTCCAGGAATTGGTAAGTCCGATATCATCAAACAAATTGGTGCTGAATTGGATGCTCATGTTATTGATATCCGTTTGAGCCTTTGGGAACCTACCGACATTAAAGGTATCCCTTACTTTGATGCCAATGCAGGTCGCATGAATTGGGCTCCTCCTATTGAACTTCCAGATGCAGAAATGGCTGCAAAGCATGATCAAATCATCCTGTTTATGGATGAAATGAACTCGGCTGCTCCTGCTGTACAGGCTGCGGCATACCAATTGGTACTGAACCGTAAGGTTGGTACTTATACACTGCCCGATAATGTGTTTATTGTGGCGGCTGGTAACCGTGAAGCAGATAAAGGTGTTACTTATCGTATGCCTGCTCCGTTGGCTAACCGCTTCGTTCACTTGGAAATGAGCGTTGATTGGGATGACTGGTTCTCTTGGGCTACTGACAACCGTATCCATAAGGACGTTGTTGGCTTCTTGACTTTTAGCAAGAAGGATTTGTATGACTTTGATCCAAAGAGTGGCTCCAAAGCATTCGCTACTCCTCGTAGCTGGAGTTTTGTATCCGAACTGTTGTTTGATGAAGACGAGGACGAAAGCACATTGACTGATTTGGCTAGCGGTGCAGTAGGCGAAGGTCTTGCTATCAAGTTTATGGCACACCGTAAAGTGGCATCTAAGCTGCCTAACCCTACAGACATCCTTTCTGGTAAGGTTAAGAAAATGGATACTAAGGAAATCTCCGCTATGTATTCGTTGACTGTTAGCCTGTGTTATGAGCTCAAAGATGCTTGCGAAAAGAAAGCCAAAGATTGGAACGATCAGGCCAGTAACTTCTTCCAATTTATGATGGACAATTTCGAAACCGAATTGGTTGTTATGGGTACTAAACTGGCATTGACACAATATCAACTGCCTTTGGATCCAGACGAAATCAAATGTTTCGATGATTTCCATTCCAAATTCGGCAAGTATATTGCGGCAGCTACAGAAAAGCGTTGATCGCTAGCCAAAATCAATTGACAGGACCTACGGGTCCTGTTATAATATATACATACAGTATTATTCGGAGCAATTAATGACACATTTAGACCCTGTTGTAGATAAGATTATTGTAGCTCGTATTGGCTTGCTACTGCGCCATCCATTTTTTGGTAACATGGCAACCCGTTTGAAAATTGTAGATGCCAGTGATTGGTGTACTACTGCGGCAACTGACGGACGCCATTTGTTTTATAGCCGTCCGTTTTTTGAGAAGCTCACAGCTAAACAGGTAGAGTTTGTTGTAGCTCATGAAATTCTACACAACGTATTCGATCATATTGCACGTACCGAAAATCGTAATAAGAAAATTTGGAACGCCGCTATCGACTATTGTGTAAACGGTCAGTTAGTTCGTGATAAAATCGGTGATGGCAATTTTAAAGACATTAAAATCTATCACGATCCAAAGCACTACGGCAAGAGTGCAGAACAAGTGTATGACGAAATCTATGAAGAAGAAGACGGCAAAGATTTAGATGCATTAGGCCAATTGCTGGATCAGCACATTGATTGGGAAGGCGATGGACAAGGCAACGGACAGGGCAAGCAACCCGGACAAGGAGGCAAGCCGCAGTACACTAAAGAAGAATTAAAACAAATCCGTGACGAGATTCGCGAAGCCAGCATTGCGGCGGCGCAGGCTGCTGGTGCAGGTAACACTCCGGCAGAAATTCAACGTTTGATCCGTGAATTGACTGAGCCTAAAATGAACTGGCGTCAGATTTTGCGTCAGCAAATCCAAAGTACTATCCGCAACGACTATACTTTTGCTCGTCCTAGCCGCAAAGGTTGGCATACTGGTGCTATTTTGCCTGGCATGAACTTTGATGAGACTATTGATATTTGTATTAGTATTGACATGTCAGGTTCTATCAGCGATGAACAGGCCAAAGACTTCTTAACAGAAATCAAAGGCATCATGGACGAATACAAAGACTATAACATCAAAATCTGGTGCTTTGACACTAAGGTTTATAATGAACAAGACTTTGATGGTTATGGCGGCAACGACATTACCGAATACGAGCCTATGGGCGGCGGTGGTACTGAATTTGACGCCAACTGGGAATACATGAAGCACAATGATATCAACCCTAAAAAGTTTATCATGTTCACAGACGGATATCCTTGGGGATCTTGGGGTGATGAGAACTACTGTGATACAGTATTCATCATTCACGGCAATAATACTATTGTACCTCCTTTCGGTACTTATGCATATTATCAAGAAGAAGCAAGAAGTTAAATGGCTCTTAAAAACGGTAAAGTAAATCCGCTAAATGTGCTGGGTATCCGTAAAGTGGAATTCCCAGCACATCATTTTGTCTATACAGAAATTCCAAAATTTAATCCTTCGTTTGTTAATAAACTAGACAATTGGATTAGTCAAAATTTAAACGGTAGATATTACATAGGTCAGTATATAGGTATTATTGACAATACTATTGTGTTCACTACTCGGATTGGATTTGAACAAGAGAAAGAACTTAGTTTTTTCAAACTTGCTTGTCCAGATCTTATCTGATAGATAAATTATAAGCATATATAATAGAAAGGAGTACTCACATGAGTGAAAATGAAAATACCCAATCACAAGAAACTGCACAAGATCAGACTCAACTAACGATCAATGACTTAGTAGCTATAAAAAGCATTATCGATATTGCTAGTCAAAGAGGTGCGTTTAAACCAACTGAAATGATGGTTGTAGGACAGACTTATAATAAGCTGATGGCATTTTTAGAATCAGTAAAACAACAAGGAGAGTCTAAATGACTGAACAAGTAAACGAAGTTACTCAAGAACAAGTAACAGATGCACCGAAACCTGAACTTAACTTAAATGATTTGGCTGCTATTCGAAATTTAATCGAAGTAGTAACTCAGAGGGGTGCCTTTAAAGCTAACGAATTATCATCCGTTGGAGTGCTATTCGACAAGGTCAATGCATTCTTAGAGGCTGCAAAAGCACAGTCGACACAAGCACCACAAGGAGAATAACATGGCAGATCTAAAACATGTAGGAAAAATTAAAGCTACAGGAAAAAAAGTACTAGTAGCATTTAGAACACTTCCAGGTGATGCGTATAATTGTTTAGTAGTTCCTACAGAGAATCTACTAGACGACCAACATAATTCTCTTATTCAACTTGTTGAAAGTCCTGCGGCTCAGCAAGCATTTGAGTTTCACGAAGTACTTGCAAGAGCAAAGTTTCCAGATGGTAGTACTATGCTTCCTACACTACATGTTCAAGGAAAGCTAATTAAAGTAGGCACTGATAAAGTAGAAATGACTCCTAACTTTCAAGCATCGATTTCTTTGGCAGAGCTTAATCAATTGATCGCTGAACAAAGAGGAACAGCAGTTGATGACCTTTCAGTCAAGGATCCAAATGCTGTGCCTCCGAACGTAGAAGTTCAAGAAGTTGCCACTGTAAAAGACATTAGTAATGCAGGTAAAACAACCTCAGGATCTGTTAATGAAGATGTACAGCCTGTTGTTTCTGCTCCATTGTCTGTTGAAGATCAAGCTAAGAAATTCCGCAGTGATGCAGATCGTCTAAGCAAAGAAGCGGCAGAACTAAGACGCCAGGCAGAAGCACTAGTTCCAACTACTAAAAAGAAAAAAGAAGCAGTAAGTGAATAATGGGAAGACTCTTCCCAAAGATGTAGTAGATTTATGGCCTGAGATATTCGGGGAAGTTACATTAAATGTAGTTCCCCTTGTTTATGTACACACTATTGAAATTACATTTAAAAACACCAAAGTTTGGGAAATAGATTTTAAAAAAAACTTAAAGGCTCAGAGCTGGGATGTCTTTGAAAAAGAAATCAAAGAAATTATTCGCCAATACGAAGATGACATTGATAAAATTGATTTCAAGTTAGACACAGATCGTATTAAAAAAGACATGATCAAACACACTAAAAAATTCTTAAACAATAGAAAGCTAAAATGAAAGTTAAATTAGTATCTTATAGCAAGCCCACAGAGGAATTTCAAAATCAAGACATTGAAGATGCTCTTGATCTTGTTGCATACTGTGCTCGTGTAAGTAATCCTGCTAATCAGTTCAATACAGAAACTAGTGAAAAACTAATTAAGTATTTGATCAAACATCAACATTGGTCACCTCTCGAAATGGTTTCAGCTTGTATTGAAATTGAAACTACTAGAGATATTGCTCGACAAATTTTACGTCATCGTTCATTTAGTTTTCAAGAGTTTAGTCAACGCTATGCTGATCCTACAGCAGAATTAGGCGAAGCGTTTGTAGTCCGTGAAGCACGTTTTCAGGACACAAAGAATAGGCAGAACAGTGTTGAGTTTGATATGAACGACGAAAGCCAACGTTTACTGGCTATTGAATGGGAACGTGCTCAAAAGCGTGTGCTATTTGCAGTAGAAAAAGAATACAAATGGGCTATTGCAAATGGCATTGCTAAAGAACAAGCTCGAGCCGTTCTTCCTGAAGGACTTACAGTAAGTCGCATGTATATGAACGGAACTATCCGTAGTTGGATCCATTACATTAACTTGCGTAAGGAAAACGGAACGCAAAAAGAACACATGGAGATTGCTCAAGCATGTGCTAAGATTATTTCCGAAGTATTTCCTTTAGAAATTTAATTTAAATGTTTTATACAACCAATCGAAATCATTAATCCTATGAGTTTCGGTTGGTTGTGTTTCGGCAAATAGTTTACCTGCTACTGCTCCTGCAATAGCATATTCCCCAAACAATTTATCAGCGCCTTGTGTACACCATGTATCAAGGCGCTGTTCTGTTTCTTCCGTTACTTGTCTATTAATAGATTTGCTGGCTAATTTAACACATTCTCTAAATGCACTTTTCCATGTGTTAAAAGGATCTGTATTAAACGCTGTAATGTTGCTGGCGTTATCCATTATTTTAAAATTGTTACTGATACTAGTTGTCATATCAGTTGAACTAGTGTCCATACCTAGTGTTAGTTGTCTAGGTAAGAGTTTAACTCCTCCATATCCGTATTCTAAATTATTAATAGGATTTTTACTTCTCCATACATGAACTGTTTCAGCGTCCCATGTAGGTACGTGATAGTCAAAGTTGAAACTGTCTAATATTAAAGCATCACCGTCAACTACCCAGAATAACGGAGTATCAGATATTTCAGCTGCTTTTATATGAGCATTATGAATACCTTTAACTCCGTGTACTCTTTTAGCAGTAGGTTGTTTATCTTTTAGTGCTTGGAAATTACTGTCTGCATTAGGTTCGTTATAGCTTATAAAGACAATATCATAAATTTTAGATTTTGGGGTGCTTGCTTGTATGTTCCATTCTTTGCGGGTAATCAAGAATCTACTATTAAATTCTCTTTCACTAACTGGTCGATGCTTACTCATTAACATAATACCATCATAATGATCCCCGTTAAGAAATACATGATTCATTTTACGATCATATTCATTGTCATGACTAAAATAAATATCAAACTTAAAAGAAGGACTAATGACGATATCATCAGGCACTACCCAAAACATCTCAGTTGGGGAATCTGTTAATGCTTTTAAATAATCTTGATAAGATTTAATTGACAACATACTGCTGATATGTTACAGGACCACTAGCAACAATATCCCACTCTTTACGTTCTAATGGAGTCCTATACTCTATTTCACGTTTGCTAAGAGGTTTGTTTTTACTGCAAAGGAAAATACCGTTGTAGCTGTCTTTATCTCCAACACGATGTATAAATGCATGTGTTTGACCTCTATCATAACTGTTGTGATGACTAAAATAAATGTCAAACTCAAAATCTAAGGCTGTAGCAATGTTACGGCTTGTCATCCAAAACATCTCTGTTGAACTTCTTTCAAGTGCTTCTTGATATTCTTCCCATGAGTCAATGTAAAAAATATCGTACTTCTTAGGAACACTTGCAACAATATCCCAATCTTTTTTATTTGTTAAAAATCTGTACTTGAACTCTCTCTCACTTATAGGACTGTGCTTACTTAACAGCATTACTCCGTCATAGTGCTCACCATTTAAAAATACATGATTTGTCTTTCTATCGAAATCGTTATCATGGCTAAAATAAATGTTAAAATCAAAGTTAGAATCTAACTTAACGTCATTAGGTATTACCCAAAATAGTTCAGTAGGACTCTTTTCTACCAGTTCTAAATATTGCTCATATGTAGTTACAAGTCCGCAATAGTTTTCATAGTTTTTAGGAAGGCTTGCTACAATGTCCCACTCTCGACGATGGATTGGAAATCTATGTTCAACTTCTTTCTTGCTTAATGGCTTATTCTTACTGCAAAGAAATATGCCATTGAAAAAGTTAGACACCGGAGTTTGATGTACAAATGCATGATTTTGATTTCTGTCATCAGTATTGTAATGGCTAAAGTACATGTCAAACTTAAAGTCAGCATGTGTTTCTAAGTTCTTACCGGTCATCCAAAACATTTCTGTTGTAGATGTAGTTAGAGCTTCTTGATATTCTTCCCAAGAATCAATATAAAAAATATCATATATTTTAGGAACACTTGCCTGTACATCGATTTCTTTTTTCTTAATAAAAAATCGATGCTTTAGTTCTCTTTCTGATACATTTGCATTTTTAGGAAATAAACAGACGCCGTCGTAGAACTCGCCATTTTTAAAAACGTGTGTATAAGGTCTGTCCCATTCTGGGACTTTATAATCAAAATTAAAATTTAGATTTAGCTTTAAATCATCCCATATTACCCAAAACATTTTTGTCAAACTCATTTGTTTAGCTTGAGCAAAGTTATCAACTTGTTTTGCTAACGGAAATCTTATTTTTAATTTTTGATATTCGTCGTTACTTTTACCTACAAAAAATATATCGTACATCGTTTACCTCGTGATATAGTAATTATCAACACAAGAGGGACATCAAAAAATTTTAGCTATAGTCGCCGTATTCATCATCTCTAACTGTGTCTAATGTAGCACAGTGAGGACCGCCGCTGAGTGTACGACAATGACGCATTACTACAGGCATAATATCAAAACCGTTTCTTTCTAATTGTTTTATTAAACGAGTTTGTCTAGATTCTACTGCAACTAGTTTATCGCTAATGCTTAACACATTCATTCCTAACCAAGGACTAGCTGTAGCCCAATCTTTAACATAAGGAGTTTCAATAGGATCTTCGGACCAAATCTTTTTCCAATTTTTAAAATATTCTGGTAAATTATTTTCGTTAACTCTACTAGGATTTAGCAATACTGTTCCTGCTGCCAAAGGAAGAATTGTAGTATCTACATGTACGTAGGCATAGATATTATCCATTACATGAACCTTATAGCGATCACCTAATGTACTCTGTAACCATTTTGCACCCATCCTATTGCCGCTGTTGCTAACAAGGTAGAATATATCCTTGCCACACTTAATGACATTAGCAGCATCAAAAGCTGGTTCAAAGTCTGTAAGTGTAGACTTACTTAGATCTGTACGATCATATAATGCATCTAACAATTCACCTTTAGGAGCACTGATCCAACGACTGCCTGCGTTAAAGTAGTTCTTAAAAATATCTTTGTAAGCAAAGTTTTCAAAATACCTTGCACGTAAAGGCATAGGTGTTTCTATAATAGTGTCGCCTATAATTAGTGTGCTGTCTCTTGGGCAATAACCATAATAAGCATCTGTAGACCAATAAGGATTACTGTGTTGTGTAGCATAATCAAACACTTTAGGTCGGAGAACTTTAACACCTACAGACTCTAACTGTTTTTGAAATACATCTAAATCTTCTACAGTTTCTTCAATAATCTGATCCGGATAATAACCTCCTGGCAATCCATTAACTATGTCGTAGTTAGCATAGTCTACACAATGTATGTCGTGTCTTTTAATACTAGGAACCTGTGCATATTCAGCACGACCTAGTATAACTTCTTTTAGTGTTCCCCACTCTGTATTTGAATTAGCTTTTAACATCATTTATTAGATAACCTTGTATTTCCGTAATGAATAACATTCACACCTAGTATAGGTGCAAGTTTTCTGCATGTATCTATAACAACTGATCCTTTTGGCCAAATGATTTGTTCTACCCAATCTTCCCAATAAGAAATTAGATAGACTTCAGCTTTAGGAAAAAAATTGTCCCCAGTGTTTAAATCGTAGTAATTTAAAAATCCGCCGTGTTTAGAAATGTAATGTCCAACTAACATACTAGGAGATCCTACAGTTACATTTACTTTAGGTTTGTAACTTTTACCTACAATACAAACTGTATTGCCAAAATCTAAACATCGTTGCGCCATTCTTTCAGCTTGAACTTCTCTGGATACAGAAATTGCTTCAAACAAATCATAACCCAAATCAAGTTTTTTAGACAAATATCGTTGTGCTATATTATCTCGAGGTTGGCAAGCGCCGCCTGCACCCATACCTGCTTTCATGTAACTAGCACTAGTAATCATCTTTGTAGATTTCATTAATGCATTTCCTACTACATCTACGTCAATGTTTCCATTAGATTCAGCTACATCTTGTATCATATTGATAAAGCTTAATTTCATACTGATAAATGTATTATAAAACATTTTAATACTTTCAGCTTCATCCCAAGTTCCTACTTCGTAACGAGGATTGTTTTCCATTAACGTCTTATAAAAATCAACTAGTACTTCAGGAGTAGATCCATCTTCTGTACCAATGATAATCATTTCTGGATTTGCCATATCTTGTTTAACCGTGCCCATTGCAATAAGATAAGGGTTGTATACAAAGGTAGCATTTGGAATATATTTTATTAAATGATTTCTTACTGTGCCAACTAATACTGTTGAAACTAATACAACTATTTGATTCTTATCGACATATTTGTTAATTTCAATTAAACAATTAATTACTGTATCATATAAAAAATCTCTAGGAGGTAAGTGACTAGAAGGAGTTTCTCCTCCATATTCTTTATCATGAGGAGTTGGTACAGCAATAAAGATTATGTCTTTTCCTTCTACTGCTTCTTTGATAGAATTTACCATTAAGAAATTTGCAGGGGTTCTCGGAACTACATCGTAGCCAACTACTTTATGTTTTGTAGCCATTACTTCGGCACAATTAATACCTAAGTTTCCGCAACCAATCATTGATACATTTTTCATTTTTTATTTTAAAAGAAACATAGTTTCTTAAGCCTGTTATAAGATTCTTGAACATAGTTTTTTGATTGAAGTAAATTAAAATTGTGTTCAATTAAATCTTTAGATCTTTTTATATTTTCTATTTTTAGATCCCTACTTAATGACATCCATTTTGTTAGACTTAAATGAAATTGATAAAATCTAGTTATAGGATCTATTATCTCATCATAACTTTGATCTATTCCATAAAAATTAGTTTTATAACCTAGATCTCTAAAACATTTTAATATTCCAGGTTGTCCTAGAATCATAAAAGGGTGTCCTGCTGCTATAGGTTTAAAAGCCTTTTCTGTAATAAACATTCCAGAATAAAAATATGAAGATTCTGTAATTACACTGAGTAAACTGTTTTTATAGATATTATGATTAAAAATTGCAGTGTCATCACCGTCAGGATTTACGTTAAACCATTTACCGTCTACTGTTAATGGTCCTACTTCATCTAGCGTAGTCTTTATATTTTTATATGTAACATTATGAAACATAGGAACAAATTTAAAGTCCTTAGGAAGATGGCCACTGACTAATCCTTTTTGATATTCTTTATTTTTAATTAACCGATACAAATGTTCTATTCTATGAGTTCTGTTGGTTCTGTTTAGACTGTTAAAATCTTTTGATTCTTCATTTTTTATAGCATCTAAACACAAAGGATACTCAGGAAATTTATTATCAAAATAATAAAAACATGTTAAAAAATAACAGTGCCTTATCATCGGAGATTGATTATTTTCACAGCACCATTTATGATAATCTTGTTCAAAAAATAAATTCGCATCACCTACAATAACACTAAATTTAGGAAGACCTAATTTTTGCATTACTTTATGTATTCTGTCATATCCATCACATTTATCATATACCATCGGCCAACCTTCTCCTTGACCATTTAAGAATATTTTTAATTTTCCCTGTTTAGCTAGGTATAATGCATCTTTAGATATAAAATCTAACACATGTTTATCTGTATCGTTAATTTTTGACCATGCTCTAGAAACTCCAACACTTATGTTGTAAATTCCTTTTTCTTCAAAGTCAGATAATAATTTAGGTACAAATCCTGATTCTATCAATTGATGTTTAATAATGTTAATGTCATCAGCTACTGCATAAGGAAAATTAATTTCATTATACAAATTATTAACGGTTAAATCATCGAAGTAAGCAGGTATCATAATTTTTTACAATTTTGATAAAAGGCTGCTAACTCAGGAAATGTTGTTGACAAGTTTAAGTTTTTTCTAACATCATATTGATCAAAATAACTGGCAAAGTTTTTTCTATCTAATGCTAGCTTGTTAAAATCTAATGAAGTTCTTTCTCTCATTATTGCAAGATTTCTTTCAAGTTTAGCTATTTCAAAATCATAAAATCCATCAAAGTTATCAACATTGCTGTTGGCTTTCATAAACTCTATTGCTTCTTCTAAATAGATATCAAACTCATAAGGTAGTAGTTGTACGCTCTGCCATTCTGGACTTCTTAATAAAGGAACATCGAACCAAATACGTTGACGAGGATGAATTTCATAGTCAGGATGTTTTGTCCAAGGATCAACAATAGGAATATATTTTATGCCTTGTTTTTCTTTTGAAAATTCTTTTCTAAGCTCAAGAACATACTCTAAATAATTTTTAATCTTAGGGACACTTAAAATATTAAAAGTGTTAATAAATGTAACTGTAGTATTAGAAGTTTCTGTTAAGAACCTTGATACATTGTCTTTCATTGTTTGAAAGTTTAAACCTGAACGAATATATTCAGCTTGTTCGTCAACGCTATCTACGCTGACAAATAAGGCAAAGTTTTTAACTGCCATATTCACATACCAGTTATTGCCTGAGCCGGGATTAAATCTTTCTTTTTCTTCCCATATTTGTATTTTTTCAAGCTTCTTTACTTTTTCAACAAACTTATCCATTAGTTCTTGCTTAGGAGGACACATGTTTGTTGTTACACTTACTTCTAACCAAGCATTGGGGTTTTCATAAATGTAATCAAGAACTTTAAATGTGTTAGCATCCATTAGAGGTTCTCCGCCAGTCATACGGAACACTTCTAATTTCTTATACAACTGAGGCCACCACTTCCAAAAAGCTTCAACATAGGGATTGTCTCCTTGTTTTACTTTCAATGGCATGTTGAGATACTCTAGTGCATTGTGCTTGCTAGCATTGCCGTTGGAGTCTAAAACATTGTAAGGTCCATGTTGTTCAACTTCGTCTTCCCAACTAGTGCTAAGGTGAGGACTGCAATACATACATTTAAAGTTACATGCTTGATTAAAGTTAACTTCTAAATAACGAGGATCTACATTGCCTGTGTCTAATGCTTCAATAATATCTTTACGTGCGTTTTGAGCCCAGTATTCACCGCTTCGGTATATACGATCACTACGTGCTCCAGCATCTTCAATTCTCCAACAGTAGCTGCATCCATCAGGTCGTTCGCCCTTAAGCATTAACTTGCGTTCTAATTTTTTATGATCTGTGTTATGTAGAGCAGCTGGATTTTTTTTAATATCGTCTATACTGATTTTATGCAACGGAGGATGATAGCAACTGTGAGTCATTCCATTGGTCAGATGCATACTTGCCTGCGTCCATTTTGCATAGCACATTGATTTGCTAATAAGGTTTAGCTGTTTTTCTGCTGTGTCAGCAGCTTGATTGTAATTACTCATAATAGTTTGTAAATTTCTTTTGCGGCTTGTTCGTGTATTTCTGTGCCGGGATGAACTAAATCTCTTGCATTTATGTTAGCTGTAACATATATGTCTGCTCTATTAATGTGTGCCATATAATCAAAGTAACTTAAAGTTACATATTTGATTCCTCTACACATGGCTTTTACAGCTTTTGATATATAATAATTTTCACCTACTTCGTGATATCTGTTTATATATCTGCTTTCCCAAGTTTGAGATAAATTAAGTCCGTCTAAATATTCTTCTGCTACACCAGTTACTGTTTTAGAATTCCAAGGACCTATATCAAAATATCTATTTTTAAAAAAATGTCTATATCTATCACCGGTTGTCCAGTTTACAACAACAGCATAAGGGGTTGGAAATTTTTCCAAGGTTAGCGCACATAAATGTGAAATTAAACTATTTGAACCTCCAGATGTTCCAAGATTTACTACTTGTCTTCCTGTTGATTTTTCTATATAATATGCTAAAGTTTCATCTTCTGCTACTCCAACACCGTAGGTATTAGAACATCCTAAAAGTAATATTGCATTAGGCCAATCTATATCATCCCATTCGTATGTTCTATAGCCACTAGAATTAACTTTATATTCCACTTGCTTAGTTAGATACTTCCAATCAGGCCCCATTTTAATTTTGTTACGCTCAAATTCTTTAGGACCGTCTGAACTGGACCAAATATTTAAAATATTTCCGCTATTGTCTCTATGTGTTAGACTGTTACAGAAAAATAAAGGATGTTCTTTATTATCTACATATCCAGGAAAATATGCAGGGTATTCAATTCCTTCCATATTTCGATGAACTACTTCCATATGGAATTTTTCATCTTCTAGAAAGTGACGTTCACCGTCCCAGAAAACTTTTTCTTCGTATTTTTTCATAGAGTTTTAATGTGATTATACAGTAGTTTAGCATAAAGGTCATGTGCTTTGACGCCCGGATGAGCACAGGGAGTCATCCAACCATTAGGAGTTCTATTTCCTAAAAACTGAAAAAAGAAATCGTTAGTGCTTTCTAAACTAGGCTCTTTACTCATTGCTAAATCAGCCAACGTTTGAAATCCTTCTGGTTTAAACATTTTTTCCCAAGGCCATAAATTTGCAAGACGCTTATGCTCTTTGCTGTTATCATAGGTAAAAAAGCCAGGAGGTGCAATTGTCTTTACATTGCCGTCCATATCTCTTTCAATTGAAACAGATAGTTCATGTTCAAAATATTCTCTATCATATCTTCTATCAAACCCTGGAGTAACAATAAGTTTTGCATTTCGAAGTTTGCACCAAGTCATTAACTCTTGGACATGTGCTAGTTGTTCAATCACTCCAAATTTTTCAGTATAAAGAGATTTATTATAACCTGTCCACAGATGCTCTCTGCCGTTGCTGGGATTTTCAGTGATGTTAGGCCACATTGCTTTCCAATGAAAATGTTCAGGCCATAGATCATTAACAAAGTCAAACCGTTCTATACCACTTGGCATATATACCACTACTAACTCTTTAATGTCATCCCAGTTTATTTCAGGTCTAAAATAAAGTTCTTTAATTGATGCTCTGTTTCCGCAACCTCTAATCCCCAAGTTGATAGGTGCGTATTCACCATCAAAGTATTTTTCGCACAATACATTAACAAATGCATTTTTATATTCCATTAATGTAAAATCAAGAACATGATCCGGATCAGGTCTAATAATTCCGGGATGTTTTTTTAGAATTTCAAATTTTTGTGCATTTGTTATATCAATTCTAATAGGATATCCCATTCCTTGATATTTCCAAGTATAGTTATCATACAAGTCATCATCTATGGCGCCTTGTCCTTGAACAAAAGAACAACCTATTGATACTACTGCTTTTCCTGTTCTTTTAATAGTTTTATTAATTAAAGGTATCTGGCTGTGTAACATTATTTCTCCAAGTGTGCCTTTATTGTTTCGATCATATCTTTTACATAATTAGACGTTCTAGTTTTTAAAGTATCAAAGTTATGTTTAATAATAGGTTCTAAGTTTTTAAACCATTCTAATCTTTCTTGATCGGACATGGCATTAAGTCTTACTAGTTCTTTAGTAATAGCTTGCATTCTTTCCCAAGTAGGTAACTCGTCGTAGCTTTCATCAATATAAGGATGGAATGTTTTGTATCCCATTTCTTTTAAGTTTTTAAGAATATTCTTACTACCTAAAATAATAAATGGTTGTTGACATGCTATAGGTTTAAAAGTTTTTTCGCTGATAAAACATGCACCTTCGCTGTCTCCGTAGCTAGCTTCGCTAACTACAGTACACCAACTGTCTAAAATAGTTAAGTCATTTAACGACAATACATAGTTGGCGCCGTCACCTGAATAGAAATTATCAGGAGTATATGCAGGAGGATTCTCTATTGGTATCATTGGTAGTATAGCGTCTAACTTATCAAAGTCAGCAGTATCCATTTTTCTACCTTCAAAATAAGTGCTTTCTACATCAAACTTATTCATTGTTACAATATTTCCTTTAATTAAACCTGCATCGTAGATATGTTTAAAGAACCACTGTCTATATGCTCTAGGTCTTTTTTGCAAAATATTAAACATTGCAATCTTTGATAAGTCTGCTGTTTTATGTTCTATATGCGTTTCAAAGGTAGGAAGTTTTCTTCTTTCTGAAACTCCTGGAGGTAAATGTCCTGTATCATAACTATTAGATATTTCATTTACTACGTGTTCAAAATGAGCAAGCGGGATTGTTAAGATCCTAGGAACTAGTTTACATTCGTCTGCCCATTTATTGTACTGTTTACTACAATCCATGTTACCGGTAATATAAATTATCTTACCAGGGTGTATGCCATATTCATTACAGTTATTATGAAACCATTGCCACATCCAATCTGATTGGTATCCTTCATGTGTTTGATCTATTAACAAATAGGCCTTGCCATTTCTCAAGTCTTCCAAGTACTGTTCATTTATAAAAGCAAACAATGATTTTCTATTAGGAAAATCTTCGTTGTATCCGTTTTTATAAGTGTCAGGACCACACCAGTCATAAGGACTATGTGCAACACCTACAGGAATAATATATGTCTCATCAACAGGAGGAGTCAATACTACTTTAACTGCTGTTGCATATTCTCTATGTAATTGTGCTTCAGTTCTTAAAATTCTTAAAAGTGTCGATGTTACAGGACTTACTGTGATTCTACCTATACTGGATTTGTTAACATCTTCACAATTGGTAAGATTTAAAGGAAGCTCATCTACTATTTTTTCAAATACAAAATACATTACATCAATCTTTCTGACCAAGTTTTAGGAGTATATTGATTAATAATTTCTAAAGGATATGTATAATCAAACGGCTTAGAGCCTCTACTTTTTATATATTCAATAGTACTACGAACACCTTCTACTAACGACGTAGAAGTGTTGTATCCTAAAAATTCCCTAGCCTTGTTAGCATCGCAAGTTGCATACTTAATTTCTTTAGGACGATCAGGCATAAAAATAGGATCTCCTTTGAAATTTAATTCTGACATAATCAACTCAGCGAGACGTTTAATAGTAACAAATTCTTCATCTGGGCCAATATTAAATGTGTCATTTTTAATGTTAGGGTCAAGTGCTAATTTTTCTAAACAATAGATACAGTCATCAATAAAACTAAAACAACGCATTTGACTTCCATCGCCGTATATTATTGGAGGTTTATCTTGCAGTACACGGTTAATCATAATACTCATTACATTACGGAACGGGTCGTCATAACGCTGTCTAGGCCCAACAATGTTGTGAGGTATAGCAACAATCCATTCCATACCGTTCATAGGAGCAAGTGCTTTAAGAACGTCTTCACCTGCTACTTTGGCAATACCATAAGGATCAACTGGATCAGGACGCTGTGTTTCTTTAAATGGATATTCTTGATTACCATAACGTGCCATGCTTGAACAGTAGACAAATCGTTTTACTTTGTTTTGTATTGCTGCACTAATAGTCGACACACTTGCTTGAAAGATATTGTTAGTAATAAAGTAAGGACTGAATACACTTAGTCCTTCGTGAGGAGTTGCAGCAGTATGAAATACAATGTCACACCCTTTAGAAACTTCAACCATGAAATCTAGATGGCAACAGTCGCCGCGTTTAAAATCTACGCCAGCAGGAATGTTGTCTACATATCCTCCTGTTAGATTGTCACATCCTACAACTTCGTGTCCTAACGCCAACATTCTATCAGCTAGATGACTTCCTAGAAATCCTGCTACTCCTGTAATTAAAATACGTTTTTTCATAATTCTCCGCCTGTGCCTGGTACTGGCAAATTCTTTTCTAAATATGGTTCAACCCATGCAAATTCTTTTTGTAAAGAAACGGCTTCTCTAAGTTTGTTCATAATTTGAAAATTATGTTTTGCAATCTCATTGCATTTGTTCATAACTTCTAAAAATTCTTCTTGTGGCATTTTACATAGTCTTTCAACTTCTGCAACAATAGCATTTAATCTTTTAACATCATCTCTAATATTGTCATAACTTTCGTCAATATAAGGATGAAAAGTTTTATAACCTAAATTTTTAAATTCTTTTAAAAACCAAGGCGTTGAAAAAACGATAAAAGGTCGTTGACATGCTATCGGTTTATACATTTTTTCAGTAGGAAAACTTGGACTAAAACTCTGAGGATGCATGGCTCTATGTCCTCCAAAGTTCCAGAACGGATCAAAGTGAGATTCCACTACAATATTAATTCCTGATGTTTGAATTAAATTAAATGCATCAGCTGCAAGTTTTTCTTGAATATGATCTTTAGGCAGCGTGTAAGGCATGCCGTCTACCCATTTTTCTAACTCAGGAGTTAAGGGAATTTCTAATGTTGCTAAATCTGCTTTTACATTTTCAATTGGATACACTGTAAGTTTACCATAAGGGTTTATATTATTAAAAGTATAATTAAAATGCTTTGTTAATAATTTTTTATTAAAAATCTCAGCATATAAATGTAGTCTCCATTTGTTATAGTTTCTGCTTAACATACTAAATCTTTTTGCTAATGGTTTAATTTTTTGAGGCTTAACCCTATCCATTAGTAAATTAAAATCTTGTATATTAACTCCCTTATATCCTTTTTCAGCAAATTGTGCAATAGTCCAACTGAGCCAATTTTTATCAAGACACATTAGATATACCTGGTTAGGTGCAATGTTCCATTTTTTCAAAGTTGCTATCCAGTCTTCCATGTCTAGCCAGTTATAATATTCGTCACCGTAAAACATGAATATTTTTGAAGTTGGGTCTCGTTGTAAATGTTCCCAATGGGGCTTATCTATAAATCGATTGAACGGAGTTCCTTTTATAACCATATCGTGTTGGTCATACCAATAGATAGAGTTTTCTTGAAATTTAGCTGCTTTTAAAGGTCTAAATAACTTTGGATCAAAATATCCATGATGAGAGTTAGTCTTTGTGTATATCATAATTGGTTTCTGTTATCTGTAGGTAATCCGTTATCATCTATCCAATATTGGCTTCTATGAGGAGGATCATCTTGTTTGTATGTAGAATTACTTGTGTAGTAAAATAATCTAAAAGTTGTTCTTGGGGTTTCTACTGGGCACGCCAATGGCTTAAGATGTCCGTGCCATCCGTACTTATGATAGTTCCATATTAAACATCTATTAAATAGACAGTCAACATGTGTAACAGGCGCTTGTCTTTTGTCATCATAAAAATCTAATCCCCCGTTCCATTCAGGGTTCCAATTGGGAGTTAGATATATAATCAAAGAAAGTGCTCTGTGCAGTTTTAAACTGTCATTCCAGTTGAAATCAGTATGAAGATTAAGTACATCTCCAGGGAATGATTTACTATATCCTGCACCAATTAAATGTGGATCAGGAATAAGATTAGGAATACCGGTTAGATCAGATAGTTGTTTTAATACTTGAGAGCTATGCAAATAGTTTACAAGATTAAATGCAAGAGGAGCTAAATTAAGTTTGTTTAACTCCATCATGTGACTTCCGTTCCTATTAAAAATTCTCCAATGCTCATCAGGAATAGCAAACATTTCATTGTATAATGATAGGGCTACATCTTTAGGTAGAAAATTATCAACTACTCCCATCGGCCCTGGTTGTGCCGTTGTGTAATCGCTAGTTGTTTGAAAAACATTTTTTTCAAACATATCTGTTAACTTTTCCATATTACTCCTTATTATTCAGTTGTTGGCACTCTTCAAAAAATGTAGTCATTTCAGGAAAAGTCTCTAAGAAATTTACATCTCTTCGTTTGTCATATTCCGTAAACCAGTTGTAAAAATCTTTTCTACCTTCTAGTATTCTTTCTTCTGAATATGTTTTAGTAGCAAAGTAATCTCTTACACGTCTGAATCTTTCATATTCTAAATCGCTAAACTTAGTAGAATCATTTTCATCTAAGTTGTCTTTAACAAAATTTAAAATTTTATCAAAATAAGGAAGATATTCTTCCTTAGGTAAAATAAGCATGTCATATTGTAATGGTTCTTTTAGATAAGGAATATCAAAAATAATCTTTCTAGTTTTAGAACTATCGTAAATGTCTTTGTATTTTGATCGCCATTCTAAAACTTTTTCTAAAAAAGAAACGTAACTGGTTACACTTAATATATTAAAGGTACACATAAAAGTTACAGGCCTTGCTGTTTTTCTAATAAACAGATCTAAGTTCTTTTCCCATAATTCTAAATCAAGACCTGTACGTAGATACTCAGCACGTTTACCCCAAGTGTCCATACTTGAAAAAACTTTAAATTCTTTTATCTTATTGTTAGATAATAAATCATTTACATTGTCAGCTAACTTTTCAACCATTGCTGTTTTTACACCAAGGTTACTATTAATATTAAGTTCTAAATGAGGTTTAGGTTCTTCACGAAGTGTGTCAAATAATCTCCAAGTACTTTTATGCATTAACGGTTCTCCGCCGGTGATGCGAAGAATGTTTAATGTCTTAGACATTTCTGGCCACCATTTCCACCAAGCTTCAATCCACGGATTATCTTCTTCTTGTTGAACTTTGAACCATTCAATACTGTTGCCGTGATTTTTTACTTTAGGGTAAGGACCATGCTGTTTGATTTCGCTGTAGTAACTACTAGAGTGTTTAGGATGACAATAACCGCACTTAAAGTTACATTCGTTACTAAAACTAATTTCAATGTAGTCTGGATTTACATTAAGATCCCATCTGTTTGATGTTATTTCGTCTACCATTTCAGGTCGATACAATGCTGCATTACGAATGTGCCTATCACTGATATGATCACCACCTAAGTTTTCCACATTCCAACAGTACTGACAACCTTTTGGTTTTTCTCCTACTAGCATTTCAGCACGTTCTTTTTTCTTTTGAATAGTGTTGTGCAATGCGCTGGGATTAGTTTTTAATTCAATTAACGGAATATCATGAGGTGCAGGATGATAGCAACTGTGCGTTTGTCCCATGTGCATATACATAGTTACATGATGCCATTTAGCCAAACAAAATGTAGGACTAATTTCATTTGTTATTTCTATAACTTTTCTAATTTTGTCTGTTTCTCGACTCATAGCTGTTTACATTTTTGCAAAAATTCATTCATTTCAGGGAATGTATTTTGAAAACTTGTGCCTCTCCTTTTATCATGTTCTATAACAAATGCTGCAAAATCTTTTTGGTCTTGTATTTTAGATTGATTGTTTTTTACATGATTTTCAAATAATTTATAAATTCTTTCAAATCTATGAATTTCATGATCAAAAAACTCTCCAGACTTTATGTAGCTTAATTGATTATCAAAGTATTTAATAAAAGATTGATCCAGGATGAATATATTTTGATGAGGAGGCCATCTAAGATAAGAGATATCTAAACTTAGATTTTTCTTGTTATGCTGGCTTCTTAAATCTATCCAATCTTTTAAGAAATCTAAGTAACTTGTAACGCTTAATGCATTGTACGTTGACATTACAGTGAGCTTACCATTTGGTACTTCTTTTAAAAATTTATTACAATTTTCTTTCCACTCTTGATAATTAAGTCCAAATCTAATATATTCTGCGTTAGCACCGTGTGCCTCTGCACTAGTGTAAAGTTTAAAAGATTTTATTAAATTATTTTCTTGAATGAATTTTATCTTATCAATAAACTGATTAAAAATTTTAGAGGGTACACCTAAGTTACTATTAATATTAAGTTCTAAATTTGGTCTAGGATTTTGTATAATGTAGTCTAAAACTTTAAATGTGTTTTTAGTTAACAAAGGTTCGCCGCCAGTGATACGTAAAACTTCTAAACTAGGATATAGTGTAGGCCACCATTCCCAAAAAGCTTCAACATAAGGATTGTACTCAGATTCTGATACTGGCAATTTGTCCTGACTCTTTAACCATTCTAAATTGTTAAAATTTGTACTGGTAGGATAAGCGCCATGTTGTTTAATTTCTTCAGTCCATTTTGAACTTGCTTCAGGACTGCAATAGCTGCATTTAAAATTACAAGTGTTGCTGAAACTGACTTCTAAATAACTAGGATTATGATTTCCTAAAGGATTTGCAACAATAGAATCAATATGATTGATAGCCCAACTGTCTACACTTTTCATTATACGATCGCTGTACACATCTAAGGAGGTATCTTCAACCTTCCAGCAGTAATCGCATTCAGCTGGTCTAATGCCATCAATCATTGCTAATTGCTGTTGCTTTTTAAAAGATGTATTATGCAATGCACTTACATTTACAGCAATTTCATTTAGAGGAATTTTATGAGCTACAGGATGATGACAACTATGAGTTTGACCAGTTGCTAAATGTATTGTTACTTGCTTCCATTTAGCAACACAGAAACTAGGACTAATAAAGTTTAGTTTGTTTCTAAACTCATTAATTTTATCTTTCATCTTTTTAGAATTCTATCCGTGTTGGTATAAACTCTTTTAAAAAATTTAGAACCTTCCTTGTCAATATTTGATATTTCTAAATCTAATTCAGTTTTAAGCTGACTGCTTAACCAGACACTGTAGTCATCAGGATCTGTTTTATCTTCATGTTTTTCTTTCCAATAATTTGTAAGATAGTCAAAATCTCTAACATTAGCATAATCCCAATCTGTACAGTTTGTCATATAGCAGCCTTCTCTGGCTCCTAGCATACTCCAGATACCGTTCTCTACATCAGCACCAACGTTACACCATATTAACAAACGTTGATAATTTTGCCACCAAACACGTTTGATATCATCAGCTTTAGCGCCTTCGTTTAAACTCATTTTTACGCCTTCACGAAATCCTGCACGCCATGCTTGAAATGGAGTTGCGTTTGTAAAACTCTCACTGTAGTTTTCGTTAAACTGATAATATCTGTTATCAAAACAAAACTCAACTAGTCCTTTATGATCATTAGGATCTGAGTTTTCGTGAGTCTTCATTTCATTAACAAATTTTCGAGTCCATAACTTGAGGCCGCCATTTCCATACATTAGATGATTGACGTGTACTTTGCCGCACCAACTGAATACATGATTTTCAGTCAGTCCTAGTTCTTCTAAGTCTATTTCGACTTGAAAAAACTTAGGGTCAACAATATTGTCTGCGTCAACTGTAACAAAATATTCAGTTTCGCTTTTTGCAGCACAGGCTTTATGTGCCGCATCACTGCCTTTAACTCCGTGAACACGTTTAGCCCACGGTACTTTTTTTACCAAGTCTGCATAATTTTTTTCTGCATTAGGCTCATCATAACTTAAAAATACAATATCTTGATCAACAACTTTAATCTTACTGGACATATTTTTCCTTAACACAATAGTCTCTAAACTTTTTAATAGTATACACTGAAATATTTGAAAAATCTAGTTCCATATTAGAAGTAAACTCGAACGATACTGGTCCGTTAATCAAGTCAGTTGCACTTGCTATATATTCTGCTATCAAAAAACACGGGTTGTCTTTTTTACAAATATAAAAAGGAACGGTAGATACAATAGTTAATCTATCTGTTGCTTGAGACGTTGTAGTTGCAATCCAAACTTTTTCTTGTATGTTATATTCAAAAATTACATCACAATTTGTTAAATCTTTTTTTGGAATTTCATACAGAATATAATCAGTTTTTATAAGATCTTCTTGTTCCTCTGTGTCTGAAATAAGTCCTGCACTAATATTAAAGAAATAGTCAATTTTGTATTTTGTACAATCTTTAATGCCTCGAATAAAATTTGGAATTAAATGTATGCTAATTTCAAAATTATTTAAACTTTCATCTTTAACATTACTAGCCAAATAAACTTTACCGTCATTATCATAATGTACAAAAAAACTTTTTACTTCATAGGCTTCTATGAAAGGTTTAACTATATCTTCTTGCATAAGCACTTTCTAATTTTTTAATAAAATTTTCAGTTAAGAAACCTTCTTCTACATAATGCAACAATCCAGATTGTTGAAAATTTCCCACTTTTAAATTTAATTCATCATCTAAAAAACTGTTCAATACATTTGTCCATTTAGATGGAATATTTTTCCATCCTTGCACACCTGGTTTCATATGAATAAAAGAAGGAATTCCTCCTTTATCTACATGTGTACCCATAAATCTAAGAGCTAACGCGGCGCTAAGATCAATGCTACAAAAAGATTGGGCATGATTTTTTAAATGAATTCTATAAAATTTTTGCCAATGTACTACAATAATTTCAAGCCATTTGAAAAATTCATAAGCAGTATTTACTTTTCTAAAATAAAATGCTCCTGTGTAAATATTATCTAATCCGTTACGTGTGAATGATTTTCTGTAATAATTGCTGTTAACAACATTACCTCTATAATCACGAACATGAGTAGTAAAACATAAATCTTTGTTTTCGAAATAATCCCACCAATGGTCATTACTTTCTAATAACAACATATCAACATCATATACAATATTTTCTTCAAATGGAGTTGCATAGATTATCTTCCATCTGTTTTCAATTTTCCATTGAGTAGATGCAGCTGAATCTTTCCATGGAATCGGAACTATGTGATCAAATACATATCTGTATTTTTCTGGAACTGAGTCGTTAGTAATAAGACAAGTTTTGTTTTCTTGATTATGTATTTTAATAGACAACGCTAGTGCATAGGCTTGCTCAACATAATCTACGTCAGAATTTTGCGCTAAAAATACATGACCTTTACTCATTATCTAACATCCTTATTAAACTATATTTGTTCATTACGTGAATGTCATTGTTAGAAAATTTCAAAGGCAGATAATCACTTTCTTTATTTTCATTTTCAACTAAAAAATAAAAATCTCTATCTTTTATCTTAACTAAAATATCTCTATCTAAAGTATAAAATAATTTGCCTGGCAAACGTTTTGCAAATTCTCCAGACGAATATCCGTTCATAATATGAATTGCAATACTAAAAGCAAAATCATTTCTAAAACTTGAACTATTAAGATGAAATAAAAATTTGTAATATTGCCAATGCTGTTTAATATGAGATACTAAAGAAAAAAACTGAGCTGTTTCTTCAGTCTTTTTAAAAAAGAACACAGTAGCCCAGTAAAATGGAATAGAATAATCACTTAAATGTGTAAATTCACTTACGTCTTTTCTTTGGCCTATATCATAAAATTTATTATATATTAAAAAGTCATAAGGTTGATTCCAACAATAAGAAAGAACATTAGAGTTTATTACATAATCAACATCTATTACAAGAGTCTCATCGTACGGGGACAAATCAAAACTATCATTTCTGTGAGAATTTTTCCAATGAGTTTTAGATATTTTGGCGCCGTCGTGAAATCTTTTAAGATGATATTTCTCATTTTCAATAATTATGATGTTATCAAATAACAATTTATCATTTATTAACAAAGATGATTCTTCATCTGTAACTACAGACACTGGCACTTGTAAAAATTTATGTACTCTTTTAGCAGTATCTTCAGCTAGCTTTATATAATTAATTTCAGAATTATTTAAAGCAAATAACAACACACCTTTAGTCATAAAGATCAATCAAACTTTCTATTTTACGCTGTTTGATTAATGAACTATGCTTGTTGTAATAAGCATTAGCTGATTCAAAATAAACTGAAACTACCTTATCAAAAAAAGTTTTGAGATTTTCTATATTGACAGGGGTATTGTTATCATCTACTAAAACTACATTTTCTGTATAACCAATATCTAATAAAGTTTTAGAAAAATTAATCAATTCTTTCGAAGACGTAAAAGTTCCTCCATTTTCGTAATAGAGAAGACTTTGTAAAAATTCTTCATTTAAAATATTTTTTTGGCTAACCAACGTAGCCATATAATTGGCATTATCAAATGCCTTTTGAACTCTTTCGTCCACAAAAAACTCCTAAGTTAATAGTACTATACTATTTTATCTTAGGAGTGTCAATGATTTAGGTAAAACTGGTTATAGAGCAGTTGCAACGCCTGTAGGTGCTGGAACATCAACGTTTCCGCCAGTACCAGATGGTCTTGTGCATCGAACTAGACTAGTTAACGTACCTGTTACTTCTTCGTCAACGGCGCTGCCGATACCAGTTTGATCGCCTGCGTCGTCATCTCTGAATGTAATTACAAACTCTAATGTGCTAGCAGTTGGTCTACGCACTTTAATAATGTAGTCGTTTTCTACATACTTGTTATTAGGTGTTGTAGGACCAGTTGTTCTAAATATTTGTGTGTAGTTAGTTGATCCAGTAACAAGCTGAAAAAATCCAGTTGTAGTAGCAGTACCAGGAAGTGTACTATCAGCTGTTGGACCAGTTCCGCCTTCAGTAGAAGTAGCAGTATTAGTATTTCCGCCGCCTAAAGATTGTGTGTTGTTAGCACCAAAATAAATTTGTTGGAACTGATTTAGTAAATCTTTCCACATAGCATTTTTAGTTCCAGCTGCTGGAGGATCAATAGTAGGTACAAAGGTACCAGAAATTTGAATATAACCACCAGTATTAAAGAAATAAGTTGCATGATCTGCAGGAGTAACAGTAAACGCACCTCCATTTTGTGTATAACCGTTAAATGTAAGAGTTACTGTATGACTGATAACGTCTGTAGCTCCTCCCCAGTTTGCAGTTCTTTGGGTAGAAGTGATAGCTACGTTAGGAGTTAACTGAGCAGCATTATGCTGATTTTTATTAGTATTAATAAAGTTTGAAAAATTAGTATACTGAGTTAAAATTGCATCACTAATAACAGTAGAAGATCCAATTGTTTGTAAGTAAGGAGGATTAACATTAACAATAGCTAATACGTCTTCCACTGCAGGTGTATTATTTGTTTGGTGTATGTATGCTCTTATCATGTCAGTTCTTACACTATTCCATTGTGTAGATGAAACAACAGTGTTAGGTTGAGCTGGGGCACTATTTAAAAATTGCCCGTATCCTGTAGGGTTTGCACCTAAAACTAAACTGGTTGTTGCTTGCAAATTATTATATGCAGCTGAGGTAATGCTATCGCCTTTTGACATATTACATCCTCCTTATAGTATAATTGATTCTACTAGCTTAACACCAGGGTCGTCATTAGTTTCTAATGCAATAGCAAATGTATCAGGGAAAGTTCCTGCTCTAATAGGCATGTTTCTTAAAATAGATGCTGCTTCTGCGGCGCAACCGTTATCGGCTGCAATAAGCTTATCACCTTTATTAACCGGTCCTGTTACTTTAACTGGAACTCGGCCTTTAAGAGCAATATATGTTCCTCCAACTAATCCACTGTTCATCATGTATGCAGGGTTCTGAGACACTGCACCAAATGCTCTATCTCCTGCTGAACAAGCAGTTACTTCAGCGTCGCCGCCTACTACAACCACTGTACCAACTTCATACTCTTGGTCTGCTAAATATTTTTCCGCCAAGTCGGCGAATAGTGCTGATGTTGCGATTCCCACGAAATAATTTCCTTTCACTGATCCTGGAGTAATTGTTATACCCCCTACAACTTCTTCAGAAGTTGTTCTAGCTACAATAGCTCCGGAAGCAACTGTTTCAGTTGCTACCCTATAACTTGTTCCTACAAGAAGATTATTAGCATTAGTAGCTGTAGTAGCTGTAGTTGCTGTAGTAGCAGTTCCAGATATACTAACATTATATGTTCCACTTAATCTACCAGTAGGTACTGTTCCAGTAGAAAGTTCAGATGCATTTAACGATGTTAAATTAGTGCCTGCGCCGTAAAATTGGGCAGCATATACATTTTTAAATTGTTCTCCGGACGATCCTAGATCAGTTGTATTATTTACACCCGGAAGAACATGAGCACCTTGTAATTTAATAGGAGTATTAGCTTGAGTTTGAAATTTTAATGTATTTGATGTTATTGTTCTAATTAAAGGAGTAATACCATCACTGTCTATCTTTACTTCTAAATCAGCACCATCACCTACAGTGTAGCCAAAATCTGAAAAACGAACTATTTCTTCAAAAGCTAGACTTCCAGCAGATTTTAAATAAAAGTCTTCCCAAGACAATAGTTGTCCAGATTCACCAACTAAGCCTCTTGCTGAACTAACTGTTCCCCAAAAAACATCATTTAACGTTACATCTGTAATGCCTTCGTCATTGTTTGTATTAGCAAGTGTAATACCTTTTTTAATTCTTCCAAAGCCTGTAATAGGTGTTTGATTTCCTAATACAAAAGTTTCAGAAGATATAACAAATGCAACTACACCATTAACAAATGCCTTAATTATTCCCCTAGTTGCGCCAGTTGTATCAATAGCCGAATCTGATACCATTTCAGTAGTACCTAATCCTGGAACACCTTGAGGTCCTATTAGGATAAATGTAGATCCATTCCATGCATAAAGTTGTTCGTTGTTGTCGTCCCACCACAAGTCACCTATGGATAAACCAGAAGGAGCTGCACTAGCTACTTGGGCGCCTCCGGCTGTTTTCCATTGCAATGTTGCAGAGTCGTAATATTTTAGTTTTCTAACACTGGTATCGTACCAAATTTGACCGCTAATTGGTCTCGGAGGAGGATTAATTCCTGCAAAGTTTTCTAGGATATGTACAAAATTTTCATTTTGTGTTTCACCGTAACCAGCATAATTTTTACCTATTAGACGAATGTCTAATGAGTTGTCGATCGTGCCATCCTCAACTGTAATTGTTCTCGATCCGCTGTATGTATCGACGCTATAAGCCATAAATCCTGTCTCCAATCTATATATATTTATTCTAATTAGTGTAGATCAACCCATGTGCCAGGAGTTACGTATGCTTGAATTTTTCCTGCATCTGTATTATAAACAAGCTCTCCATAATTTAGAGAAGATAAAATCCTAGCAGCTAATCCAGCATTCGTATAATTAGGAAGTCTAAAACTAGCACCATTTATGTTAGATCCTGTTTGATTAACTACAGAAATGTCACCATATAGATAAGTTGATGTTCTATTTCCAGGAGCTGTACCTGGAACAACTTGAACTGCATATTGATTTTGTACTCCTGAGTCATCAAAAACACTCATTAAAATACCAAATTTTCCTGATCTTATTTTTATATCATTTAATGTAGAAGCTAATGTTAGACCAGCAGGTGCTGTAACAGATGCACCACTAACTGGACCAAAATGTGTTCCTGTTGTATTGCCTGATAAATTTGCATTAATTGCACTACTAACTGTTAATCCGGTTAAAGTGCCTAGACTAGTTATGTTAGTTTGAGCTGGCGATAAAACAAATCCTGTTAAGTCTCCTGTAACATTACCAGTTACATCACCATTTAAATCACCAGACACATTACCTACAAACAATGCTGTGGGGGAAGTTGTATCTAAAATTACATTATTCGATGATGACGAAATTACATTACCTTTAAGATTAGCAAGTAGTTCATTTGGAATAACTTGCTGTTCAGAATACTTCCAACCCTGTGAAGAGTTTGTGTAAACTAGTCCAAAAGCTGTATTCTTATCATTTACTAAAAGATCTTCGTCAAGACTTACAATGTTGTCCATCTTAATTGTAAAAACTAAATCGTTTGCAGGACTTAGACCACCTAATTCTGTTCCAAGAACTTTAATTATATCGTTATTTCTATACCCTAATCCGTGATTAACTATTTCAATATTAATTGACCCTGAAGTATAAGTTCCTGTAGAAAGCACATTTACATTAAGTAACAGTCCTGAGCCTGTAGACGGTCCTAAGTTTACTGTAGAAATATTTGCATAGCTTCCAGTAGCATCAGCTGTTCCTGCTAAAGAACTAAGATCAATTCTTCTAAATCTAATAATGTTTAATTCAGATCCAGGTAAATCAAACGTACCATCAAAGTCAATAAATCTAATTATATCCCCAGCAATAGGCACTTCAGGAAGTACTATATTAATAGTACCCGAAGCTGTACTTGCAAAAATTCTTTGTCCAGCTTCTGCCAGATAATTGTTTTCGGCAACTTCTGCCCAAGGTTCGCCTATTAGTCCATCGACATAGCCTTTTGTTGCTGCATCAGTCGAAAACGCTGGAAAATAAATGTTAGTAATTCTACTGTTAGAAACATCGATAACACCTATGCCTGCTGGATTAATTATCAAACTTCCAGAAGAAGTACTAATAGTATTTCCATTAATATTAACGTTGTCAACTTGAAGGTCAACTAGTGTTCCCAGTTGTGTTAAACCTTGAGCTGATGTAATAGTATTTTTTATTGCAGTTTCAGAAATTAAATCTACACCGCCAACTTTTATTGAAGTTCCGCTAGGAATATTAATACCTTCACTAAAATTCCAATTATCAGTAGATTCATTCCATAAAATAGTATGATCTGTTGTTCCTTTAAGTACAAGACCGCCCCCGTTTGCAGTGGCATCTGAAGGTGTAGCAGTTGATGCAAGAATAATTTGCTTATCATCAATAGATAATGTTGTGCTATTAATTGTTGTAGTTGCACCGTTAACTGTTAAGTTACCAGAAATTAAAACGTTACCGTTAACGTCTAATGCTGCTTGAGGATCTCCATTAAAAATTCCCACTCTATTAGTAGCAGATTTAACAGTTAATGCTTCATAAAAAATATTATTTGCACGAGTTGTAATTTTAAAATCTTGATCGTTTTTATTACTTCTAATTTCAAAATAAGATTGTTGAGGCGATGGTAATGTTACTACCTTTATTTCATTTTCTTGATTAACACCTAACTTTAAAGGAGTAGGATTTAATATGCTTAATATACCGCTAGTTGCATTGTTTCCATTTTTAATTAAAAAGTTATCAGCAGTTTGAGATTGTCCTAAACTATTAATTAAAGATTCTGCTCCTCTTGCTATGGCATTAACTCTGATGGTAGAAAAATCAGCAGAATTAAATCCAGGTTTAATTGTTGCTTGTGAATATTCAGACAATCCTGAAGGAGTAAATTCTGGATGACTACTGTAGTAACCTAATAGCTCGCCTCCTGATCGTACTTCATCAACTAGTTTAATATTACCAAAGCTGTCAGACAGTTTTACAGGAAACATTCCTGATCTTCCGTCGCTTCTTCTCCAAGCAGGTCCTACTAAAACAGTTTCTAATCCATCATTAAAGTAAAATTGATTCTGCTCGTTGTCAATCCAAAAATCACCTTGACCTAGTGTTAATGGTTGTGTAGGAGAAACTATAGGGCCGCTGGCAACTCTAAACCCGTTTCCGTCATATACTTTTAATCTACTATCAGTTAAATCAAACCATAATTGTCCGCTAATTGGATTATTAGGTTCTGTTGTGCTAGCAAAATTTTCTAAAAGCTTAACAAAATTTTCGTTAATGTATTCGCCATAGCCAGTGACGTTTTTTCCAATAAGCGTTAGATCAGTTGCTGCTTGATCTATTTCGCTATCAAGAATTTCTTTTAATAAGCTACCATCAGTTTTGTTAATCTTATAGGTCATTCTTGTATCCTACCGGTATAGATAATATAATTTATTGTTTGATAAGGGTTAACAATATCAAATGGTTGTCCTAGAGGTGAAGCTGTATCTATACCTCCGGAGTTCTTTAAGAAGTGTCCTGCATTCGAAGTGAAATACAAGTTAGTTTCTATTACATTAGGTTCTGGAACAGGTCCAGTAGCATTTGCAACTGCATAATATTGGTTTCCAGTACTGTCTTTTAGATCGTGCTGGTGTTCTGGAAGTTGGCTTGTTGTTAGCGTGTGTCTACTTGTTCCTCCAACATTGCCAATAGTTGTTGCATTTGGAACTCTAGGAGGAGTAGGCGTGCCGCCTCCAGCGTCTATAACACCAACAGAACTTAATATTAAATTACTTGCTGCAAGTAACGGTGCTTGAGGAGAACAGGATACAATTATTTCTGTTTGTCCTGTTGGAACGCCAAAACTGTCTAAAATAGGAATTACCGAGTTAATAACTGCTGCACTAAGACTTACATTTAAGCCTGTGCCTATTAGCGGTCTACCAATTTGGAAAGGGCCGTTAGTTGTTAAAGAATCAGTAACTACAAATCTTGCAGTAATGGCGCCGTCAGCTACTTCGTTTCTAGTAACACTTGTTGCTAAAATTTCTTTGTTAATAGAATTACTATTATCCATGTTTTCTCTACCTAGAGGAAAACGTCCTCTCAAATCAGGAAGAGCAAAAGTTTGAAATCCTTGAAGCAAAGTTTCATTTTTATACTTAAATCCAATAACTGAAAACAATCTAAAATAAACATTTCTACTTTGTTCGCTACCGTCGCATAGTAAGTATCCTGGAGGAAGTTCTTCTCCTGCAAAAGGCATAATACTACCTACAGGAACTACACCTATACCTTTTAATATTACTGATCTAGTAACTTTGTTAAAAGAAGTGTTTCCAGGTCTTGATAATAAGAACAAATCATTTTCGTTAATATCTGTAACTGCTGTTTTATTTGTAACAAATGACGGACTAATTTCTGTAGTTAATACTACTGAACTTGTACCATTAAAACTAACAGCATTGTTTGTTGTAACATCTCCTGTTATACTAAAATTAACTGAAGATGACAATTGACTTGCGGACCCTGACAGTGTTCCAAAAAATTGCCCGCTAAAAGAATCAGCAGTGATTGTGTCTACAAAAATATTTTTAGAATATATATTGTTAAATCTCTTAGTAGGAGATCCAATAGCTGTTAAGTTTGTAAATTTAGGTAATAGGTCTGAGTTAACTGTTACTATTCCGCCAACGTTAAAATTTTCTCCAACGTTAAGAGTTTTTGCTACACCTACGCCTCCACTAAAAATAGCAGATCCTACAGATGTACTTCCTGTGTTACTTACATCATCAGCAGTATTTGTAATCCTTAATATGCCCGAAGAAGAAATATTTCCTTCTACGTCTAAAGTTGCACTTGGGTTTTTATTAATACCTACTTTTTTGTCACCAGTAACTGTAACAACATCATTAAAAACGTTAGTACCAGATTCAGTAGTTTTTAAAACAATAACTGATCCTGGTGTCTTTTGATGAATAACTGTTCCTACGATACTTGAAGAAATAGAAGTTTCTAAACTAGGGCCAACGTTTAATCCTGTTGCACTTCTAATGTTTAGTGTATTGTTTGTTGTACTAACTACATCGCTACGCAAGAAATTAGATGCAGAGATTATAGTGTTTCCAATTACTAAAGATTCAGCCTTTTCACTAGTTCCCCAAAATTTATTTTTATTAACTCCTGATAAATCAAAATCTTCATTAGATAATGTAATACCTCGTTTAATAGATTCAAATCCTGCCAGTGTAGATTTAGGAGTAAATTCGTCTTTACTAAAAACTGCAACACGTTTATCTTCAATAAACATTGTCATTACAAGTTTTTGTAAGTTAGTAGCCCTGTCAGTAATTTCTTCAACTTTTAAACCTGTCGAACTTGCTTGGTTAAACTGAGGACCTACTAGTAGCCATTGAGCACCTGTCCATAGATAAAGTTGTTGGTTAGCAGAGTCTGACCATAAATCTCCAATAACTACACCTTCTGAAGGTCTAGTACTACTTTTGTAAATATTTCCTGCAGGAATCCAATTTTTACTTTTATCTAAGACTTTTAATTGAGGATTAGTTGCATTTGTGTCATACCAAAGTTGCCCTGGAACAGATTTTTCTCTAGACGGAGCACTGTTGTTTGCAAAATTTTCTAGAAGGTGTAAAAAATTTTCTCCAATTACTTGAGCATATCCAGGATAATTTTTTCCTACAAAAGTAAGACTTGTTTGAGTGTTAAGATCTTGGTCTGCTATTGTTATACCGTTAGGATTAGCTACTTGATCTGTAAAATTAATCTTATAAGCCATTGTTATGCAACCTCACTTAGACCTGTTAAGCTTTGAATTCTAACAGTGTAATCAATCTGGATCAATCTGTTTAAACTTTTTTGTACAGGATGAAAAATAACATGAGTTAGCAGTCTACCTTCGCCGCTAGGGCTGTAAGACACTAAACCTAGTTCATCAAAAACATAAGCACTGTTATTATCACTAGTGTTATCAAAAGCTTCTTGACCGCTTGGCTCGCCGTAGTCTAATAGGCAAGTAACAAATACATCAGTATAATTTGTACCTGTCAAATGGCGAATCTCTATACGGTTTCTAGTAGGATCTAAATTTCCAGAACTTCGATCATTGACTATTTTTCTATAAGTTTCATTATACAAACTAGCATTAGTTCCTGTACTGTTTGGCGTAAGGTAAGTAATGATACCTGTTGGATCTACGTTAGTTCCTCCATTACCAAAGGCCATAGCATTTATAAATCCCTGCCCAGAGTCTGCAATACTTTCTGCAAGAGCAATACTCATATTTTCGTAATGGATGGCGTTTCGTTTATTAATATAAACTTCGGCAGATTCAGGGTCCCATATTTTAATGTGGCCCTCAACATGAATTCCTGATAGATCTTTACCTTGCATAATGGTCTCTTTTTGATTTTATGTATTTATTCTTTGAATAAACTGAGTAGTTAACATATATTTAGCTCCTTACAGTTGCAGCTGGCCAAACAGTTTTTACTGCTTTAACAAATTTAGCAACGGCGTTTTCTGAATTTGCTAAACGCTTTCCTAGGTCATTCCATACCTTTCCTTGTTTCTTAATTACTACAACTAATGTTCCTAGTTGTGGCGTATCTCTTAGTTGTACAAAACCTGAAGAATAAGTAAATTCAGGAGCACGAACGACATCTCCTTCTGGACTATAAGGATAATTTGTATTAGCGTATATAGTATATTGGTTCTTTTTCAGTCTATAACCTCCTACAAAAACTTCTATACTATCTGTAGGACGAGTGTTAACAAAATCAACTATCATTTTTCCGTTTACATAAACTTGATCTTGTACTAAACTTCCATTAAGTCTCTTTTCGTCACTTCTAGCAATCAAATATTCATCCTTATAAGGAATAGTTTCACTAGGTCCAATATTTTGAATTAAAGTGCCTACAGAATGTTGAGTAGGAATTCCTGTTCCTAATGTTCCTCTACGAAGTTGACTTAGTATGTTTCCGTCCTTACTAAAGTATTCAATTCTTTCTCCATTAATTTCAATAACTCCTGGTTTATTTTCAGAAGGATTAGGAATGTCTAGTGTATTAGAATCTAAAACAATAATATCCCTATCTCTTTGAGATAAAGGTTGAGCTAGTGCGGTTGTCTTATCCATGTTTAATCGCTTGTAATGTGTGCGATTCATTATGTCTTTAAACTGCATAAATCCAAACTGATCTTCAACAACAGTATTTGTAAAGGCAATAATTTGAACTTTATCTTCTTCTGCAACATAAGTGTTTAGTATAACAGTTTGTTTGTCTTCTGCTAATTCGTAATCTACTTTGTGAGATAATAATAATCCGTTCTTTATTACCCAAACAAAGTCACCGCTAGAAACAGTAGAGTTAAGTTTAAATACTCCTCCTAATTTTGCGTTATATTCAAAATATTCAGGACTTGCAAGATCTAATATAGGAATTGGACTAAATGTATCAACTGTTCTCTGAATATCTAAAGTATTATGATTATAAAAACTTAAAATTTCAAACTTAGTGTTTGACTCATATTCTTTATTAAAAGTAATAGTTTTAGTTAAACTATCTATAGAATAATCTGCAAAAGATGTAACACCTATAATTAAATTGCCATTTTCAACGTATCTAGAAGGAACTAACGATACTTCGACTCCGTTTAAATCTTGTTGAAGTACAAATGATGCTGAAAGTCCTACACCTGTTCCAGATCCGCCTTCGAGGATAAATGGAGCAGTAGGAAAATCAACATATAATCCAGGATCAATCAAATCAGCACGTAATATTGATCCTCCCCCTATAACAGATGACACTAAGAAAGTTGCAATTCTATCGTAGGATATTCCTCCTACTAGTTCAATAATGTCTCCTTCTACATAACCTGATCCTCCTTCAAGAACAAAGTTATTAATGTCAATACCATATAAAGGAACAGAGTAATTTAAGTTAACATTAAAATCTGATCCAACACTTAGTTGTTCTCCATTTAAGTATACTACTAAATTATCTACGTTAACTTCAGTTGCTTGATACTTACTGTCTTCGAGAGCGTAAGTTAGTTGCAGGTTCTTTATTGTAAAATAATTGTAACTTGGAGAAGAAAGTATTTCATTTTCTGTTTTAACTAAAACATTTGCTTCAAATGGTAAATCAACACCGATAGTATTTGTTAAACTATAAGTTGCTGTTCCTTCTTGATAATCAATAATTTGAGATTTAATAATACTTGCAGTTTGAGAAATATCAGCAGAATCTATTATAAAGTTAATAACAGCTCCAGCCGGAGGTGCTTCAGGAAACTGGATACCAAGTCTAGACCTCCATGTTTGTCCTTCTAAATCTGTGTAATTTGAATCTGTACTAAAGATAGTAAACGGTACAACTTCTCCGTTTACTAGCACAGTTGCATTAACACTAGGTAGCCAAGGAGAACGAGTAATGTATTCAGTTGTTTCTCCATCTGAAATATAATAATCTAAGTCTAAAATATTTTCAGCGTTAAAGCTAACGCTTATAATAGAAACTTCTAATCCTGCCGGAGGAGTGACTTCAAGAATAACTTTATTATTTTGATAATCAATAGTGTAATCGTCTTCAAATATTAAAATTTGATCAGCTAATTTTACAATAACAGAGTTACTATTTGGAAAGTATTGCCCAATAACAAATTCATTAGTTAGACCATTAGTCAAATGAGTTTTAAACAGTATGTTAGGACATCCGCCAGTCGGTCTTGAATAAACTTTAATGGCCAATGTATCCATAACTTGCCCTGGCACTACTTCTTCAGGTGCATGACTAGTCATTGCTGTAACAAATCCGTCACCGTCTAAAGTAATATCATCGGGTGCAAATCCAGTAGCAGTATTATATGCTAGGTTGCCTCCAGACAGTTTAGTGTCATAGTCGTCATCTCTAGGATTGATAGATCCGTCACTTTCAATTTTTCGAATGATGATTCTATCGCCGTAATCTTCGTTATCTATTACATAAGTTTGTAAATTGAGAGATTGAGGTAATACTAAAATATCAATTTCGCCGTCGCCGACAAAAGAAATCATAGATGCATCATTATTGTAAACTCTCCATTTTCCAGAAGTTAACCCTTCAAGGAAAGAGGACTGAGATACGTGTGAAACTAAACAGACATACTTTTTATCAGAACCAATAACTGATCCTTTGACATAGTTAGTGTTAGGAGTCCAACTACCTAAAGAAGTTACACCAAATGCTGAGTCATCAATTTTTATAGGATCTTCGTGTTTTAAAGTTACATTATTAAATCTAGCAATATAAACATTTAAGATTTGATTTTTTTCAGGAACATAAGGAAGACTAATTTGATAAGATGGAGTTCCTGTTGCATCTATAATGAAATCGTCAAAATCTGGAGCGGTAGTGTCCCATACCTCTGAGAACCAAGGAAGACTGTCCCATCCAAAAGATGCTTCAAACCCTAGTCCTGTAACAGCTACTCCGCCATAATCAACTCCTGTCATTAGTTGACTTAGATCTTTTCCTAACTGACCTGTTGTAGGTTTATAATAAAAATTAATTCTATCTGTTGCAGCTAGATGATTAAAGTTTTTATGATACTCAATTATTATCTCGCTGCCTTTAACAGGAGGCTCTGCAAATGTTAAAAGTCCAGAATACTCTGTAACACTTCCATTAAATGTAGAAACCGTGGTTAACTTATATTCATTTTTTAATACTTCTGCACCGTTAAGATATACAAGATAACTATCAGTGCTGATGTTAGGGCTCCATATTAGAGGAAACTGTGTCTTAGATCCAGACGCTGTAAAAGTTTCAGATACTTCTAAATTTGTAATTTGATAAGACTTTGAAATTCTATCAAATTTAATTGTTGTACCAGTTGTTCTTGCAAGAGAATCTCCTATTATTGCCACAGCTCTTGCCGGAGTACCTCCTAGGCCAAGTCCTCCTTTTATAATAACATTAGGAGCCTTAGTCCATCTAGAACCAGCTTTGATTAAATCAATTCTGTTTACTTTACCGTTTGCAATATAAGCTTTTGCAAGTGTCGGAGTTCCTCCGGACAATTGATCTCCTACTATTTCTACTGTTGGATTTAAAATGTATCCGTTTCCTGGATCAACTATTTTTACACTTATTACTTTAAATCCTAGAGTGTCTGCCCAATTTTTCCATGGGTATTGATTTATTTCAGCAAAACTTGTAACTACTTCTGTTCCTTGAACATAGACTGTTAAAGGAGATACTGAATAATCTTGATTAATTACTGGCAACAAATCAAAATCAGTTACAACAGTTTTAGTAGGGTCTAACGCATCATAACTACTTACAAACTCCCTAATTTTAGTTCTGTACGGTTTAACTTCTTTTATGTACTCTTCAAAATTTTCAAGGTTGTCGTTTTTATAAGTTATTTTCTGTGTAAGTTCTCCAACATTATGTTGACTCTTAACAAAGCTAGTTTTAAACACCCAGTCAACTAATAGTTGCTCGCTTAGAACATACTTAACGCTTGCAAAGAAAAGTTTTAGATATTCAACTCTATACTGATCTATTAAGATGTCATCTCTAATAGATTCTAATATAATTTTAAGTTCCGTAACTGGGTAATTATCGTATAGGTTAGCATCTAACAGTAGATTATCATAGGTAGTTAACGGACTATAAATTGAACTTAAAAATTCAACAGTTCCGTTTTGTCTAGCAATGACTTCGTAATTTTCTGTATAATCAATTGTAACCTTATCATTAAATTTTCTTAATAACATCCATCCGCCTGAACCAATGTTATTAATTTTAACAACACTTCCTACACGAACATCAGTTACTACTAGCTGATGAGTATTTTCAAAAATTTTATCAATTTTTGTAAACTGATTAAATCCTTCTTTATACCAGTCGATATATTTCCAATACTTAGTAACATTGTAAGCTTGAGATTTTACTCTTTCCCATACATTGCTTTCTAAATTCCATTCGTAAATAGTCCAACTTTCTAATGCAAAAGTATCAGACGTGACTAACACTGACAGCGACCTAATGTCTAACACAGTATCGCTATCATAGCCTTCACCGCCGTTGATAATTTCTACTTTAATTACTTGGCCTAAAGCATTTACTACAGTTTTAATAACTGCACCCATGCCGTTGCCGCTAATTTTTAAATCTGGACCAAACCAAGCAATAGGATCTAACGTTTGGTTGTCGTATTGATAAGGCCTAAAGTTAGCATATCCGTTTCCTGAAGAAACTATTGTTACATCAATAATTTTACCGTTACTTACAACCGGATTAAAAATAGGTTTTACAAAATTCTTTGTAGGAACAAATCGCAATTCTTCTTCTATATCTATATTTCTATCCCACTCTCCAGACACGGTTGTCGGAGCTACTTCAGCTTGTAATAAGTTTGAAAAATTATACGTATCAGCAATTAAGATATCTTTAAGTACTGTGTTAGTTCTTTCAACTAATTGTTTTAATGCTTCAATTCTGTTAATAAACATGCCTTGACGCGGTCTAAATTCAATACCGTATCTATTTTTAAAAGGCAACTTTAGATCTGGTACAAGTCTGCCAGCATCATCTTTTCCAATTAGACTATGGAACCACTTGTTTTCAATTGCAGATGGAATAACAGTGTTTTTGTTTAAACTTAATAACTTCCATTGACTATGGAAGTTAGTTCTGTTATCAGTAATCCAATACTGAACATTTAACGCAACATTGTTATCTTCAAGATACTTGTCAACGTTCACTAAACTTAGACAATTAGCACTGTTAAAAACAACGCAAGGATATCCATAAGAAATCGGATCTGCTATTAGCCTAGATACATTAGATGCGCTAACAGTTCTACCTTCTACATTAGGTACAGTTTTTTTATTTTTTACCCAATAGTAATATGTGCTTTTTACTTTTTGACTAATATTATCAAAATAAGTTTTTACACTATAGACGTTATTTCCGTACCTTGGTGCTCCGCTAATGCCTCTAGTAAATCCTTCTTCTGTGTCTGAAAGTGCAGACCATGCTGTTGGCAACAAATCAGTTTCAACCCATTCATAAATGTCAATGCTAGCAGTATCATACAGTTTATTCCAATTAGAAGATTTGTATAAAGAATCACCTGAGTGATTATCATAAAACCTTGCTCTTGATAGATCCCACCATAACATTCCGACATGTTCAGCAGTCCAATTTAAACCTTCATCAACATTGACTCCTGTTCCAGTTGAATAAATTGCAGGGTCATAATATGTTTTAAATTTTATTTCTTGATCTGCTGCACCTGGAAGTTTTCCTTGTTGTGTATCAACTACATCAAGATATGTAATTAACTCGTTTGTTTTTTTGTTGTAAAGATATGCCTTCTTAATTTTAGAAACATCAATGTCTAATGATTGTTCTGCTGTTTTAATCCAAGACGTTTTATTGTTTGGTTTAGTGTAAGAAATAACTTTTCCGGATTGAGCAATACCAGCATCAGGTCTATTAATTGCTGATATTAATATTGTGTTATTACCAACTGCAATATCGTATCCATACCTGTCAAACTTAGTTCCTTTGTTAAGTAAGGATTCTCCATATAAGAATTTTTCGTTGTATCTATCGTAAATATCAACTACAGATGCATCGGTATTTAAATCTTCAAAAGTACAACTGTCTTTATCAAACGTAGTTGTTGATTTATCAAATGTTGTTTGTTGAGAAGAATCTCTATTAAAAGAAAATATAGCTAGAGTTCGATCGTTGTTTATAAACTCTACTCTTGTGCCAAACTTTTCGTTAACTTCGCCTGCTCTAGTATTAATAATTTGTAAGAGCTGATATGCAGTTCCTATTCTCTTATAAACAATGACCGCTCCTACATCTACTTTATTTCTAACGTTGATTAAATCAGCGCCTACTGCAATGTATTGACCGTTATCAGATATAGAAATGCTCTTTCCAAAGTTTTCGTAATCTGATGCAGAAGGATTGTATACTATCTGTTGATCTAACACAAAAGGCAAGATTGATAGAGGATCATCTTTATAAACAAATACTTTGTTAAGCTTAGGGGCAGTTATTGCTAAGATAGCAGCAGTGCCATTAACTTGTGAAAGTGCAAGGTCAGTTCCAAACTCGTCAGCTAACTCTCCAGATCTCTCTGCATATAAAAACCAATCATTGTCGAGAGTAATCTCTTCACCTGTGCCATCAACAACATATTGATGTTTGTAAATGTAGACTGTTGCATTAGAAGAATCGTATACTGACAAGAAGTAAGTAGCTGCTGATCCTCCGTATAGATCTGCAACTTTGACAAAATCAAAGTTAGATCCAAATCCACTGTTGCCTTGATTAATTTCTAAAACTTTAGAATATTTTCTATTGGTTTCTCTCTTATATAGATAAAAGAATCCTGCTTCAGGTGCCGAAATAACAAGCCACTGACCGTCTTTTGAAAACTTAGTAACGTCTCCGAACGAATTAAAAGATGCAGAATTTTTTCTATAGAAGGAACCTGTTACTCTCCAAACAGGATTGGTATTGCTTTTTTCAAATATAGTAACAACTGCTTTTGAATTATCGCCAGGTGCAATTTCAGAAGTTACTGCACAAGTATTGCCGTCTGCTGTCATTGACAAAGCTTTGCCAAAAGTTAAGCCAGGTGCCGGTGTTGGATTTTGAATATCTGTTTTAGAATAAACTCTATTATTTTTAAATATTCCCCACAGACCATTTCCTGAACTGTCTACCCACACTGTTTCATTTGGTTTAATCTTATAATCTAAATTATCATTGACACTGTCTATATTATCAAATACAACTGATTTTAAATAGAATGATATTATAGGTTTAGTAGTCTTTGGTGCACCTTCAAAAAGTTGCACATCAATCAATGCATTTCTAATCTTAATAATTTTACAAAATGCAGAAATATTTGGAGCACTTTCTATTCTAAGATAAGTGCCAACTATTACATCAGGAATTTTATCGCAAACTAGTGTAGTAACTTTATCGTGTTGAATTTCAAGAATTTTAAAATTAGTCTTTGTAATTCTATAGACGTTCCAATCTGCTCCTTCAAACGCTGTTTGAATATATTTTCCTTCAATATATTTTAAAGCGTCTACGCTTGTCAACGAATCTAAATTGTCTACACTTATAAGGATATCTTCTTTTCTAACATTTCCTGGAGTTCTTAAAAATCTTTTAGGAGCAACAGTTGGCCATAGATCTGCTTTATAATCTATAGGTTTTATATAGATATCAGCTTCAGTTTGTCTATAAACAAAATCGTTAACTTTAGGATCAATCCTATCTACAAATTCGATAGGCTGAGGATTAATTTTAAATTGTTTTTCTTCTAAAACTATTTCAATTTCATTAAAACTGTCAACTGCTCCGTATTCTCCTACACGGAACGCCCATTCTTCGTCAAATACTAAACTTTCTTTATCAGCAGCACTTAGCACATCGAATAGTTTATTAAAAACATTTTGAGTTCCTTTTTCTGCAATCATGCCTTGATAAAACTTATACTGACTTACATCATTATTAATAATGTTTTCAAGGTACTGACGTTTTTGGTAACCAATTAAATGCTGTGCAACTTTTTGTTGTTCAACATCAAAATTATCAGTGTCTAAGTCATAAAAATCTGTAAACTGTTCTGCTTTATAGTCCCAGTTAGGTAGTAGTTTTGATTCTAGTTTATTTTCTAGTAAAAACCAATCAGCATAATCAAAAGTTTCTACTCCTGGTAGGAAAGATCTTGCACTGAAATAGAATTCTTTATATTTTACAATATCTCCTAGATTGTAATCAGTCCAAGGTTCCCAACTGTTAATTTTTAGTTGATCATAGATAAATCCAGGTGTTTCAAAACTTCCGCTCCATTGACTTGTTACGTAACCTAAAATTTTTAATTTATCTTGCCTATAGCCTGTTTCTTTATCGTAAATTGTATCATTAAACATTGTTGTGTTATCAAATACTACAACATGTTCTTTTTGTACAAGATGAAGAACTGCACAATAGATACCTGCAGATGTGCCGGCAGTAGGAGCAAGACTAAATTCTCCTTCAGATCTAAATACATCTATTAGTTCAGGTTCTAATTTTTTACCATCTAATTTAAAAATGTTATAATCGTAAAAAGAATCTATAACACTGTCAACAACTGCTATATTAGATTTAAACGTTAATTTATTTGCTGCCGGGCTTAAACTAATAGTAGATCCAATAGCCCAATTTTGACTTGTCCAAGTTAAAAATTCTTTAGTACTGGTAATCCAATTAGCAACAACTGAAAGATTATTATTGTATTCTTCAAATACAAATCCTTCAGATTTTAAAAATTCTCCGTATCCTTGTAAGAAGTCTGCTACTTCTTGTATAGATCCCAATACTGTGTTGTAAGCAATCTTAATTGGATTATTGTAATCCCAACCTTTTCTAACAATTACAGTTTTACCTCCTACCAGCGGTAAGTTTGGTAGCTTAACATACAAGTTGTTATCAAACGAGTTTCCGCTAGTATGCGATACTCTTACTCTATAATATGTGTCTGCATATTTTATTACTTTGCCTGCAACATAATACTGATCAGATGCCCAGTTAGCATAAATTTCGCTTATGCCACCCACTGTGATTTCTTTTCCGCTTAGGGTGTATGGATAAACTGTAAAGTATTGATCGTTATAATTGTAACCTTTTATTTCAAATCCAGTTTCTACTCTTGTTACAATTACACCGCTATAGACTAGCTTCTTAACAGCACTAGAAACATTTAAATTGATATTGTAATTTTCTTCAGGAACAAATACTCCACTTGTTGCGCTAGGACTTTTACTGTCTAATAGGACTCTATATTTTTGTTTACTAGTAAATGCTCCTAAGCGAGAAGACAGCTTATTGGTTATGTTTAGCAAATCTTGTTTGAAGTTATTAACTTTAGACAAATTGTTACCAGCAATATAATCAAATATGTAATTAATTAAACCTGAAGTATACACCCTAGTAGAAGTATTATCTGTAGAAATTGTAGGTGTTTTTAAATCGCTGAGTCTAAGTCTTAGGCCTGTATCAGCATATACAAGTTGTCCATTAATATCTCTTACAATTCTACTTCTATCTAAACACTTGGCTAGTACATCTGCTGGAGACATTAATAACAGTGTCTTAATTACTGCAAAAGGATAGTAGCTAGATTTTCTCCAAGCAGATTCTATAGGTGCAATATCTCCAAATTTAAAAGCATCGCTTGCTGGATCAGTTACAATGCCAATGACAAATCTTTCTTCTAAAGGAGTACTTAACTTTCCTTGTTCATCAACTGGAAATCTATTTTCTAATATTGAACGTTCAAATTTTTTATTTCTTCTAACAGGAACACCAGGTTCTCTTATAGTACCTGTTTTTAAATCTCCCCACAATACTAAATTATCTTTTGTATAAGGAGCCGGACCATATGTTTGTGTCCACCATGAAGGTTCTACACTAAAACCTAAACACTCCCAAGGGTGTGTATGAGGTCTAGCAGTGTCTAGCATCCATGTATAGATACCTCTCCATGAGTGAGGCGTATCTGTATTGTTAGGAGCATATGAGCCAGATAAGTTATATGTAAATGCATTTAAACTATCAAAGTTGATATTTTTTGTAAAATCTAAACCAACTAACTGTAACCATTTAAAGAAAGAAGTTGAAAGAATTTCGTTGTATTCATTTATAGAATAAGCAGTTGATCTTTCATACCCGGGAATATAATCATAAATGTCAAAAATTTCAGAATTATAATTTACTTTAATGTTGTTAAAAATTCTTTTTTCTAATTCTAATATTAAATCATCTCTGTAATCATTAAACGCAACAGTTATGCTGCCGTCGTGACCTTGTATTACTTTTGTAGGAGTAACATACGTGTCGTCTATATAAATCTTAGGTTCGTATTTTGGAAATAGACCCAATTTAGTTGGCGTAGGGGGACAAAAGCATCCATCAGTAGTAACATACTCTACTGCTTCAATACTATCATTTTCTTGTAAATCTATTAAAATTTCAAAAAATTCTGTATCTCCAAAAATATAATCTCTTCCTTCAATTAGCTGTGTATCATTAAGATAGATATGCACCGCCTTGTTTGTCAAAGTGCTAAGATTAAAAATATTGCTTAAAGGATATGTTTTTATTCTACTGTCTAACACTGTGTAATTGATTATGTTAGATCCGGAATATGCCACCATGTCAGACAAATAATAAGGATTAGTTTTAGGTTTATCCTTGTTCATTAATTCTAAAATTACATCAACATGATCCCTAGTTGTTCCGCCAAAACTACTATCTGTTGCAGCTAAAATAAAAGATCTTTTAAATTTATTATAATCGTCCTTAGCTTTGTCAAGAGCTTTGATAATATTAGCTTCTTTAGAACCAAGGAAATACGAAGGTAAATTTAAAGAGCCGGAATGTTGAACAAATTTAGTTCCAAAGTGAGATACATTTCCTAAATCTTTTAAGTTACTTGTGCCAGGAAAAGATCCAACAAATTCATCAATGTTATCAATAATTGAATTAACATGGTCAACAACTTGACCTAAAGTAAATGTGTCAAGGTTATTGTTTAAAGGGTTGTTTTGAAGATTTATAGGAAATTCATAGTGCCCGTTATTGTTCTTTGACTGTTTAGCAAAACACTTTAATACAACGATGTCAGTTTCAGCAACAGGAGAAATTAATTCAACAAATTTATATGTAACGCCTGTTCCAATAGTGTAATCAAGTTTGTTTAATTTCTTTCCGTTAATATAAACTCTAACTGACAAATCTTCTAAGTTAGTTTTGTCATTGAATACATCAACATTAAAAGTGTTAGATACTTTACCTGTATACGTTCTAATAACTGGCTGATAATCAGTTACTTTAGATTTGACCCAGCCGTTAACAAAAGAATATCTTTCTAAGTCTTCAGAAACTTTTAAAAATCCAGTATCATTGTTTTTATAAAATACTGCATCTTTTACTTTATACGCAAAGTTATCTTTTAAAAGATAAAAATCAAAAACAATGTCACCTATGTTATTAATGTTTTGATATGATAACGGAAATCCTAATTCATTATCAACTACTCCGCTCGAAGATTCTTTATATCCAAAAAGTTTGTTTCCCTTAAAGCTTGATCCGTCATACTTAGAAGGGTCAGAAAATGACACTCCGGCGTTATCAAATAAATCAAATAATGGAGTTTGATTAACAGATGTTTTGATTTGACCTAGGACCCATTTAGATCCGTTGAACCAATATGTCTGTCCCTTATTTCCTATTAAGTTATTTTCTAACGGCTCAATTTGACCAAATCGTATAGCTGCGTTTTCTCCTATTTGAGGAATTAAATCAGATTCTTCAGTTAGTTGAATTTGTCTTCTTTTTCCAGAATATACTTCTAAAGAATGTGTACCAGAAACAAGTCCTAAGATTTCTGCTTGTCTAGTTAACTTAGGATCTTTAAAAAGTGCAATAGTTAATTGGTCTATTACTTGAACCCAATAGATGCTTCTATTAGTAAGTCCGGGAATAAGATCAAATTTATTTTTTAAATAAGTTACTTGACTTCCTGTAGATAAACCGTGCTCAGAAGTAAAAGCAATTGTACTTCTTGTTAGATCTACACTTGTTTCAGGATTAAAATTTAATAATCTTCCTGGAACAACAACATTTATAAAGTTAACTTTGTATGTGTTGTTCTTAACAAGGATATCTGTATCAGCATTAAAAATAATTCTCATGCCGTCTGCTAGATCAACTCCATCAACGTTGTAACCTAAACTACCTTCAACTGTACTAAAAGCATCAGTTGTAAAATTATCAATTAAGTCAACTGTTTTTTTAGCAACTGTACCAAAATTATAAAGTTTTAATCCAGAATTAAATTCAATAATTGGTCGGATAGCTCTTGCCTTTTGATCAAATTCTGGAATAGAACTGTTTACTTCTGCACTGACTTTAATAACATCAGTATGGAACCATCTATTATATTTGCTCCATGGGTTACCATCTACGCTAGAACGATTAATAGTTACATAGTCTTTATTATTAGGCCATGAACCTATTTCACTAAACGGAACTTGGTCAAAAGGAATGTCATCGAATAATAAGGTAGATTCTTTTGCATACGTAGATCTTATTTCTAATTCTTTTTCAGAAATAAGTTTAATAGATGAACCAACACCTTCAACGTACCAAAATCCATTTTCGTATTGTTCAGGAACTACTTTTCCAATAAAGTTTAATTTCATTCCGTTGCTTAGTGCCACACTGCCTATAGGGGTATTAGGAATAGAATATGTTTTCTTTCCTAATACTTCAGCAGAAATATCGATGAAAGTATTTTCTTCAATATCTAAAATATGAAAAACTCCGCCTGTATCAATAGCAGCTTCACTAACATAAAACAATACATCAGGAGCATTTAAGGGAACTTCAAATGTTAATTTTCCAACTTCTGTTCCGTTTCCGTCAACACCTTGATTATATCTATCAAGTGCTCCTTCTGATCTTTCTGTTTTAATGCTAAAAGGATGGCCTTGAGCATCTAAATCAAGTATATAAGTTTGTCCTCTAAAAAGAGTAATAGTTGGATTTCTAACTAATCCTTCAACAGGGCCTTCTGGATTAAAAAGAAATGCCACGTTGTCAACTTCGTCGACTGTTGTTACAGAGTATGTACTAACTATTTCTTGTTGTTGCCCAGCAACATTAATCGGTGTTGGTCCGAATGGCAACCAGTAATATTGTTGGAAATTAGATAATTTATCCCAATTAATATGAGGGTTCCAGCTATAAAATTCTTGTTTGTTTAATCTACTGTGATTTTTAACATTTCCATCAAACACTTCTACATGATTGATGTGATCTATGTAATCTTTATAAAAAACAGTATTGCCAAGATAGTCTTTAATAACTGCCGCTGGCTCTAGTTGATAGTCTTGTCTAGATTTATCCGCTGCATCTAAGAATACATCAGTAGATTTATTTGTTTTAGAATATTGGCGGCCAACGTATCCATTTATTTTTTTAACAGTACCAGGCTGAATTAATTGATCTAATGTAGCTTGTAAAAATTTTTTGTTACTACTAGTTCTATAAAATCTTGGCAGTAAACTAGAAGACTCTCTTTTATTATTTGAACCAGTTGGTAGACTTGGTTCATTTTGGTCTTTATCGTATGCCATTAACTTCTCCTGATACTATTAACATTTTGTGAATTTAAGATTTGTGCAGTGTTATCAATAGCGCCTGCACTATTAATCTTTGTAGCTGTAATTGCAGAAATAATTTCTATATCATCAATGCCTGCACCGTTAATAAAGATTTGATCTTTTTCTAAACGAATTTCAAATAAACTTCCAAACTTTAAATTATTTTGTTTTGGTACTATAACAAAATTAACAATGTTCGGCGACAGTTGTTTCATTACATAAGCTGACAGTTCGCTAAAATAAAAATTATCTCCAAACTCCCAATTTTCTAAATTAAAAAATTCTGTTATAGCAGATAACACTTTAGATTTAACATCATTGTCACTTATAACTACTTCTGAATTTTTTATAACTTTAAATGTTGCTTGAACATCGGTATTGGCTTTACTTCCAAACAAAACTTTATATTTTACAGGATGATAAATTATTTCATCACTTACTGTTTTAATTTTGTTTAGATCAATAGATAGTAAGTTTGATAAATCATCTGTGCTTTGAGGCAATGGTTCTATGTTTAAAGAACCGTTAAGCCATTGCCTAAAATTAATATCATATTGTTTAGTTAATACAAATAAATCAATCAGATTAGTTAATCCAGGATCTATCCTTGATTCATAATCAGCATTATGGATATATTGGAATCTTAAATTATCTCTTCCTTGAGATACTTTGTAATCTAAAGAAGTATGTAATAATCCTGTAGTTGCATTAAACAATTTAACAGTTTTTGTATCTAAGAAATAAAAATATTGTCCGTTAGGATAATTATTTAAATTTATATCAAGCTCACTATTAAAAAATAATACTTTTCCATTATTTGACACATAGCGATAGTCTTCTTGGCCTTGACTTATTTCGTATTTTTCTTGTATTACAAATCTAGATTCAACAGGTATGCTTTCATTGTCAGGATCAACAATTTGATTAAACAATGTTGGATCGTCTACTACTCCGTCGTCATCTGTATCATTAAAAGTAACTTGTATTTTTTTAGTATCAACGTATCCGTCAAGTCCAACAAACTGATCAGTAATTTCCCAATCTTTATCAAAGTTAAAAGAATAGTTAGATCCAGGAATAGAATTAATGTTTAAAATTTTAATTTTATCTTTTACTGTTTGATTATTTCTCACATCATAAACTTTATCGCTTGAATCAAAGAAGAATCGAACTTGTTTATCACTTTCAAAAATAAATCTTTCTAAGCGACTTGCTACTGTATAAAACTCAGTATCTGAAGTAAACAACACAAGCCAACTAGAGTCAACATTTTGATTTGTAGCATCACCTTGTCGACCTAAGTTGAAATTATCTATAACATTCAAATTAGTTTCAGTAATAATTTTCCATGTACGAGAGTCTATATCATATCTTAGACCAAATGCTTTATTACCAAAAATTAAATCTATCATCGAAGCAATTGTAGTGCTTTCTAAGACATCTCTCCAAGCAGGAATAATTTCAGTTAGTTTTGGAGCAAGAGTCAAAACATTGTTATATGGATCAGGAATTATGTCATTTAAAACAATAGGACCTGCACCAGTAATTAAAATACCTGTGCCTCCGTTAGTGCCGTCGCCGGCAACAGAAATAACTTTAGTCCATAAAGTAGTAGCTGCATTAGGAATAGCTTCTATTAATTTTCCATTAAGTGGAGTAATTTTATTAGACTTATTCTTATCAAAATAATAACCTGTTGGCGCATCAAACTTAACCAATGCTCCTAGAGTAAAATATTTTAACAGTGTACTAGAAAACGTACCTACTTTTAAAATAAGGTTGTTTACATCTTGTAGATACCCAGTAACTTGATTAGTGTCAATTGTTCTGTTGTACCAATATGCGCCAATTAGCTCTGCTGGAATTTTTGCAAAGTTATTATAATAAAAGTTTCTTAAATTTTTAGAACTTAGCAAAGGAAATATTTGATTATAGATAACTGCTTCAATTTCTGTTCTAGACCTAAACTTAAATCTAAAACTGTCTTGGTAAGTTTCTTTATACAATGCTCCGTCGTCAGCAAACAAATTTGTCTTGCTGTATTTTCCTGTTGGATCTACAAGATCAAAATAACGGCTAATGCCGCTGCTTGTTCTATTGATTGCTTTAATTTTAACAATTTCTTGATTAACGCTTAACGGACTAATGTTGTAATCTTCAGCAGTAATCATTCTATTTTGTGTATAGTATGTAGCAGGTGCTCTAGATTTTATACTAGCATTTTCTTCTGCAGGACTACTATTTGTAACAGAACTTTGTAAACTTAGACTTACTGTCAATCTTTCTTGCTGACCTAAATTGCTAGTGTAAGGAATATCAATAGTAACATTTCTAACATCTCTAGGATTAACTGTATAACGAAGTCCGTTACTTACTCTATAATAAACACGGAATGTTCCTTGAGGTAAATTACCAAATACTCCATCACTAAAGATTAAACTAGCTTGGTCGTCAGTACGTGTTACAACTCCATAGAAATTTTTAATAGACTTGTTTAAACTATTATAGATAACGTTGTTGCCTTCAAAGTTAGGAACTTGTGTCCAATACTCTGATTCTGCTCCATTTTTATCTAGTCTATATAACCAAATATCACTGTTGTTGATGTTAACTGCATCAATGTCTACAGTTTCATCTGTACTAGGTTGTGTGATGTTAAATCTTCCTTGAGCAACAGTACCTTGCTTAAAGTGTAGGAAGAAACCTGTGTTTCCGCTGCCGTTACCTTTGCCGTCATCTCTATATAAGAAAGCCAGCTGGTTTCCAATTTTAGGAGGTTCTTCAACTATAGCATTGCCGTTTTCAAACGCTGTAGAGACTATTTCAAAATCCATTGATCTTCCGTCAATAGTTTTATTAAACTTAAAAATAGGAAGTGCAGTAGACAACGTTTGAAATCTATATTGCTCTGTTGGAATACCTAATACAAAATCTTTATCGTCAGGATTTCCAAATTTTCTTAATTCAGGAAGTGCAGAGTTAATAACACGAATAAACTGATCGTACCAGTCGCTGTTGGAGGGGTCGTTCCAACCAATAACTTGGCCTGTTAGATTACGTCCGTTACTATCTAAAATATTTTCAGTAGTAGTAACTGTGTTAAATTTTAGTAGGCCGCTTGCAGGAATATTTCTTTTAACTTTGTAGCTTAATAATCGAGCTAAACGTAGTACACTTTCACGACGTTCTGCTAAATCTAAGAAGTTTTCACGAGAATTTAAATCAACTCGAAATGCAAAACTTTGTCCTAAAAAGGCAATAAGATCAATAAGAGCCAAGTATTCGCTTGACTCAATATAATCGTTAAAATCTTCTGGATAGTTTTCTCTAATGTAGTTAATCATCACGCGGCGAAGGTTTTCAAAGTCGTAACTTTGAAAATCGGCGTTTTGAAAGCTCTGGTAAATTCTTTTCCAGTCTTCTGCTACTAGTAATCTATTTTGTCTATCGGTTGCTGACATATCTGCGTCCCATTATACAGATATTTATTGAAATTTATAATGTGAGTGTTTAATTGCTAACTAGGCCGTTAGCTTGGTCAAACTTAAATCTAATAGATTCTTGTATGTTGTAGGGCAAATATGTTAACTTGCACTCTATTTGTAAACCGCTTTCATACTGTGTGATAACAACTGTATCAGAAGTAATTCTAGGATCGTAATTAATAATGGCCTCAACGTCTTCAACAATAGCTTGTTTAGATTCTTCTGTTAAAGGTTCAAAAATATAGTCCCATATAATAGTGCCAAATAAGGGATTTTCAAGTCTTTCTCCTTGACGAACATGAAAATGATTTATAAGATCTTGTTTGATTAAAGCAAAATCATACAGACTAAAACTTTTACTATCGTTGCTAACTGTGCTAAAACCTTTATATGTTTTAGACATAGGAGCATTAGGTCTTCCGCTAGGACCTTTTAATACAATCTTATCGTATAATTTTTGGCTTGCTGTCATAATAATATTTAACCTTATTCGTCGGCGCCGCTTACCTTGGCAAACGTATCTGTAGCAGTAGAATATTTAGACCAAGCTGGCGCAGGTTCACTTAGTGTTTTTGTTTCTAAGTCTGAATATGCTCCGTCAGTTTGATTCACAGTATTAGTTCTACCGTCTAAATCTCTATCAAGTTTTTCTCGTTTAAACATTTTTGGATCAAGATTCTCATGGTGAGGCCATGGCTCATGTGTAGGAACTCTACGCAATATAGAATCAATCTCAGGATTTCCTATTTCATTAGGAAGAATATTTACTTTGAGCTTTGGCGGTAAAACTGCCAACGCTGCTTCTGCAGGTGCTGCTGCACCGGCGGCACTTGCGGCGCCTGGCCCGTTCATATGAATAACTCCGGCGGATTCAATATGACTTCCTCCAGATTTAATATTAGTAGACCCGCTTGCTGTAAAATTATTACTGCCCGTTGTTAATAAGTTAAAAGAGCCGCCTACTTTAATTTTTGTTGTTCCATTTATAGACGAATCTAAACTGCCTTTTACTAAAGATTTTGAGCTACCGTTAGTTACAGAATCCGTACTGCCTTTTGTAAGAGTTTTATAGTCGGCATCGTTTTGAATGTCAATGTTACCTACAACATGTTTTGTTAACTTTGCTCCTAGAGTTATGTTAACGTCTTGTTTAATGTGTAGATTTTGTCTGCCGTCTACTATTAAAACTTGATCTTTAGTCACTTCAGTTTGCATACTTCCGCCAACTTTAAGATTGAAGTTGCGTTTTGCTTCTAGATTAATATCTCTATCAGCTAAAACATTAAAATCTGTTTTTGTATGCATAGTGATAGAGTCTTCAGTGTAGATGTCCATTTTTCCATCACTGGTTAATTCGATCCAAGCTGTTCCTCTAGCGTTTCCAATATAGATTAAATCTTCACTGTTATGCAATAATATTTGATGTCCTGTTCTAGTACGAATACGAATTAATTCGTTATGCGGTATTTCTTTTTGACCGTCAGTTTCGCCTTGTTCAACCGCAGCATATTCTGGAGGGCCGTCAGTTGCAGTTGTTTTGCGAATAAACTTATCGTCACCGTCGTCCATTACAAAACTAGATCCGCCTAATCTGCTTACATACGCTTGATCAATAGGGCTTTCTTTTTTACCTATTTTTCCCCTTTTACCTTTTTTATCAATAGGACCAGGAGTGCTTATACCAAAAACTGCACTAGGAATTTCTCTACGAGCACTAGAAGTAGTAATGCCTCTGATATCATCTTGTAATAATCCTTGGGTATCTAGCGTGCCTTCAAACGGAGTTGCTGGTTTTTTAAATTTTGTTGGGTCTACGCTGCTGTCATTTTTAATTTTATTGTACTCAGCAACCGGCACTCTAGCTTTATCAGTTTCTTTACTTGTAGCAAAACTTGTTGCAGCATAGCCTGGCATCATAAAGTTCATATATTGATCTTGAGCACAACCTATCCAATATCCTTTTCTAGGATCTCCGTCAATAAAAATAACAACAACAATGCCGCCAATATCGGGCGGTATCATCCACATTCCATAACTTTTTTGTGTATTGTTATAATCTTCATCACCTTCATCAATATGCCTAATACTAGTTTGTCCTGCAAACGGACTTAGATATTTTACTTGATGCAATTGACCTGTTGAGTCTGTGTCGTTGCCAGACTCGTGCATTAGTTGCACTTCTAGAGTGCCCATGTATGTAGGATCTAAATGACTTACAATTTTTGCAAGGTACGGTCCTGGACTCGGAAGCGAGTAATTCGTGCCTTTTCTTTCTTCGATAGCCATTTATTAGGCTCCTTTGCTGAATTCTTGGTTTAATGGCGATTCCGTTGCAATTGGACCGCCTTCTCTATTTGTAGATTCTTGGTTTCTTCTTCTTACAAGATTTAAAGTTTGAGAAAATTTTCCTTTAGAAAAATTATTCTCTAATGTAAGAACTTGATACAATCCGCTAAATGCTTTTAATAATTCAGTACCTGATGGGAATTCGTATAGTCCATTAGGTTTTCCATTGTCAACTGGCACTCTAAAGTTTATAATGACATCAACTTCTCCGCTTTGGTAATCCATAGAGCCATCTGAATTCATATTCATGTATTCTGTTTGTTTTGCAGAATAGTTTCCAAAACCGCTGTCTGCCAAATAATAAGGATCTCCGATAATTGTTAAATCAAGTTCTAATATATCTGACTGTGATGTTACTGCTTCCATAAACTGTCTAGCTGCACGAGATTTAAAATCTTCTAAAGCGCCGCCGCCTCGATTTGCTAAAGGAGTTTTTATTCCTGTAGCAAGAAGTTTATTAGGTAATTCTACTTTAGACAAATCTTCATTCTTTAAAACAAACTCTTTAGTTGCAGGAGCAGTACCTACTGCTGTACTAGATTGAGCACCAATAGCAGCGTCGCCGCCAGTTAAATTTCTATCAGCACTCATAGCAGTATAAAAACCTGCTTTAAATTGTAAATCAAAATCTAGTACATCAACGTTTTTGCCAGTATAGATATAGTTGTATTCTTTTAGTGCTTGACGTTTTAGATTAGTCTTACCTTTAAGACTAGTACCAGGCGCACTTAATTTAGATACGTGAACTTTGTAAGGTATAACCCTATATCGAATATTCTTAGGATATGTACCGGATGAGTTAACTTGATTATCTACTTGTATAACCCTTGCTTCAATTCTCCACCAATCTACCATACCGTTTTCATCAACTGTTTCAAGTGCAGCACGACCATATTCACTCATTAAAATAACTTGGTTAATAACGTTGATGATATCACTGCCTTGTGCAAACTTAAATTCTGTTTTCTGAGGATCAATAACTGATTTACTTCTTTTAAAAGTTCCACTAGCTGCATCGTACACACTGATTTCTTGACCAAAAGGTTGCATACCCATACGCTTAGTATCAAATCCCATACTGGCTAACGCAATTTTATTGAACCCGCCGTCTTGATCAGGAGACTCGGGAAAATCTATTGAATATGTATCTGCGGCGTTGTCATCTCCTGACTTTTGAATAATTTCTGCTGCTCTAGCATTTAAAACATTTTCAAGCGTTTTGTTTGCATCAGGTCCTGCTGCTCCGCCTTTTAACATTTCTAAAACTGTTTTACCTACAATAGCTACATCAGTTTTAAGCTCTGCATGAACAGTTGTAAATGCTTTATCAGTCCAAGGATATGCTTCTATTTGATAAACTGAACCAGCTGCTGTAACTTTCATATCAAGCGTTTGAATACGCATTGGAATGTATTTTGTTGTGTTAGGAATTTTTATGTTTTGTTCATTAGGAGTCTTGTGTCCATAAAATTCAATTGTTAGTAACAAAGGAACTTCTGTGTAATTGGTGTTCCCATTTTCTAAAGCTGCAATCTGCAATACTTGGAAAAGCATTCCCATACTGTAAGGTTCAGTAACTTTAAAACTTATAGAAGTTGCATTTGTATTTCCGCCTGCGGCTTTGAATCCAACAGCAGAAGCAAGACGTAAATCATCCATATAGAAATCATACTTGCCTGAAGGATTAACAGCAGTAGTATAAACTGTAGATACTCGATTATCAGGTTGTCCGCTAGCACTTCTTAAAATAATTTTTTTATCACTTAGACTTTGTTTTCTATAATCAGAACCGTTGATGTCATTGTTTGACATAACTGATAAAGTAAAGACATAGTTATACAAAGCATAATCATGAAGAACATTAATAAATGGAGGTGATCCTGAAACAGGAGCTGCTGATTTTGGTGCTGATGATCCGGCGCCTTCGCTTGTTACTTTTGTCGTAGCCATATTTTATAAACCTAAAGAAGCAAATAAATTTTCTTTTCTTGGAAGGTATAATTCAACTCCTGGAACAAAGTCAAAGATAGGATCTTTAATTCTGTCCATATTACGTTGAGCAAAAACCCACCACAACTTAGGAGTACCGTAAAGTGCCTGTGATGCAAGATCCGGCCTGTGTATAAAAGGAGTAGTAATAGTCCACCTGTCGTCATCAGGATCGGCTGCTATAGGACGAATTGCTAATAAATCAAGATAGTCTTCAGTTATTGGAGTAGTAAACCAAGGACTGGTTGAACTGTACAATGCCATTATACATAACCTCCAGTTTTAACATAGCCGCCACTAACAAATTTTGTTAAGCTAAATTGTCTAGCTGCTTCTCTACTATAAACAGGTTGTAGTTGCAAAGTTAATGTGCTTTTTGTAGGAACTCTAGAAGTTTTAGCACTACCTAACAGTCCTCCTATAGCACTGCCTACTGCACCTCCAAGTGCTCCTGCAACTGATCCTAACACACTATCATCAGCAGGAATATAATCTGCATCTGAAGGTAGATCCATGCTAAAACTTTTTACTACCACAGGAAGATTATTAAATACATGCTCTCCATATGCATTGAATTTTAATATGGGAGGAGGATTGCCGGCATCTGCATCTGTTCCTGCAAACATTTTTGTAGCAGATCTTAAAAAATGCAGAGTCGCAACCCAATAAAGTGCTTGCTGTCCGTCTTCAACGTTGAAAGGACCTGACACTGTAATAGTATCTGCTCTAGAGTTTTCATAAGCAATAAATTGATAGTTTTGGTGAGTTACTGCAACATCACTATAGTTTGCTGTATGACTTAATTGAATAGTAGGAGTATAGGGAAATATCAATCCGCCAACGTCTCTCAAAGGTTTTAGAACTGTGCTATCATTAAATCCTTTAATATCAGGAATGCTAAGTCTAACACGCCAGTCTTTTGATGAGTCCGATGGGCCAAAAATTGCAGCGATTCCTCCAGAAATCAAACTAGCTGGGTTAAGGGATGGCAATTCAATTTTGGGTAGCATTATATATCTCCATTTATCCATTATTTAGTTGACAAAATAAACTGCATATATTATAATGCGCTAACCCCTTGGAGTAATATGAAAGTTAACTATTTAAATAACAAAGATCTACTAGAAGAAATTCACAAAAGCAAAAACACATTCTGTTCGTTTAACGATCCGTCTTATCACCAATATGATATTATCTTGCCCAATGTTGATAAAATCAACATTAGAACTATTGCAGAAGCTAAAAGAAATAAAGCCAAGCGATTAGGGGATCAAGAATATGCAAGACGTAAAGCTGCCGGCGAAAAAGTTAAGCAAGCAGAGTGCGAAGTAGATTATAAAAAAATCACAAAACAAGAACTAGTGTTTAGAATCATGACATTCGATCATATTCCGCTAAATGGCACTAGAAAAAAGAATCCCAAAAGTGTAGCTGATCATAGAGATAAAGTAAATTTTCCTCCATTCCAACATTTTAAGTTTAACGATCAAGATATTTTAGAATGTGTTGGAAAAAGTCACTGGAAGGGTCCGTTAGATACTGGTAAATTTAATAAAGATCACGGACAGATTACAAATACACTAGCACGGATGTATATCAAACTGTGCGAGCGTTATGCTACTAGGGGTAACGTTAGAGGTTACACTTACAACGACGAAATGAAGGGGCAGGCTATTTTACAACTTGCCCAAATTGGTCTACAGTTTGACGAGTCAAAGTCTAATAATCCGTTTGCTTACTTTACAGCCGCTGTAACTAATAGCTTTGTTCGTATTATTAACTTGGAAAAACGCAATCAAAACATTCGAGATGATCTGCTTGAAATTAATGGTATGAATCCTAGCTACACTAGAACTAGCGACGGCGATCATGCTAACGCTATGAAAAGATTTGATGCCGAAACCGAGTGACTTTCAGTTTACAATACGTTATACTGTGTCAGTAAGGATATTATCTTGAGTAATTTATTTAAAAAAACAGCCTGTTTTACTGACATTCATTTCGGATTGAAGTCAAACAGTCAAGTACACAACCAAGACTGCAACGATTTTGTAGATTGGTACATTGCAGAAGCCAAGAAAGAAGGGTGCGATACAGGCATCTTTCTTGGCGACTGGCATCACAACCGCAACAGTTTGAACATTACTACAATGGATCACAGCTTGAGGGCTTTGGAAAAATTAGGTGCTGCCTTTGATCAGTTCTTTTTCTTTCCTGGCAATCATGATTTGTACTACAAAGACAAACGTGATATTCACTCAGTAGAGTTTGGCAAGTATATTCCCGGCGTTACTATTGTACACAAGCCTATGACAATAGGTGATGTTACTATGTGCCCATGGTTAGTAGGCGATGAGTGGAAAACTATCGGCAAGAAAGGTGGCAAATATATATTTGGTCACTTTGAACTGCCCAGCTTCTTTATGAATGCCATGGTGCAAATGCCGGATCATGGTGAAATTCAATTAGACAGCTTTAAAGGTTACGAACTAGGCTTTAGCGGACACTTTCACAAACGTCAAGTTAAACAGAACATGCACTACATTGGCAATGCATTTCCCCATAACTATGCAGATGCATGGGATGATGACCGCGGCATGATGATATTAGAATGGGGCAAACAACCTGTTTACAAAACTTGGCTAGATGCTCCTAAGTTTAGAACTGTAAAGCTCAGCAAGTTGATCGACGAAGCTGATGATTTATTGTTGAGTAAGATGCATCTTCGTGTAGGACTTGACATTGATATCAGTTACGAAGAAGCTAGCTTTATCAAAGAAAAGTTTATTGCCGACTACGACATTAGAGAACTTACACTGATTCCTGAAAAGAAAGAAGTTGAGATCAATACTACTATTGATATTCAAACTTTTGAATCAGTAGATCAAATTGTATCCAATCAATTGGTCAATATTGAAAGCGACACTTACGATAACAAAGTGTTGTTGAGCATTTATAACAGCCTATGACTATAAAAATTAAAGAATTAACCGTTAAGAACTTTATGAGCGTGGGTAATCAAACCCAGGCTGTGGACTTTTGTAAAGAAAACTTAACATTAGTGTTAGGTGAAAACTTAGATCAAGGCGGAGATGACAGCGGCAGTCGCAACGGTACAGGTAAAACAACTATTGTCAATGCCTTAAGCTTTGCATTGTTTGGCACTGCACTGACTAACATTAAAAAAGACAACCTTATTAATAAAATTAACAATAAGGGCATGTTGGTTACACTGAGTTTTGACAAAGACGGCAACAAATATAAGATCGAACGTGGTCGTAAGCCCACTGTTATGAAGTTTTATGTCAATGATCAAGAACAAGCTGCCAACGACAACGATGACAGTCAAGGTGACATGCGTGAAACGCAAAAGGATATTCACGAATTGTTGGGCATGACACATGATATGTTCAAACATATTGTAGCCTTGAACACTTATACTGAACCGTTCTTGAGCATGAAAGCCAATGAACAGAGAGAAATCATTGAGCAGTTGTTGGGCATTACCTTGCTAAGTGAGAAAGCCGAAGCTCTCAAAGAACGAGTTAGAGAAACTAAAGAAGCAATCATACAAGAAACTTCAAACATCGAAGCAACTAAACGTAGCAATGACAAAATTCAAATCAGTATCGACAGTTTGATTACAAGGCAACGTGCTTGGAACAAACAACGAGATCTAGATTTAGAAAAGATTGCCGGCAGTATTGCAGAATTACAACAAGTTGACATTGAAAAAGAATTAGAGCAACATGCTAAACTAAAAACATACGACGAGTTGGCTGCAAGAATTAAAAGTCTAAGCAAAGAAAAAGCAACTCTTGAAAATGCACTAGGGCAAGCTGATAGGTCTGTTGCAAAATATCAAAAAGAAGTTGAACAGCTTAAAGATAACAAGTGTCCTGCTTGTGAACAAGACTTGCACGATCACAAACACGACGAATTAAAAGCTCGTGCTGACAAAAATTTAGAAGAATCAGGCGTATATCTTTCTAAAGTCACTCATGACTTGAGTAAAGTTGTAGGCGAGTTAGATAAAATAGGCGACATTAACGGACGCCCAAAGGTATATTATGAAACTCTCGAGGAAGCTCTACGGCATCAAAACAATTTGGCTACGCTTGAAAGTGCGTTGGTGGCTAAGGCGGGCGAACAGGATCCTTACCAAGAACAAATTGAAGAACTCCAACAAACTGCACTCCAAGATGTAAACTGGGATGCTGTTAATAATTTGAACACACTCAAAGACCATCAAGAGTTTTTGTTAAAATTGTTGACAAACAAAGACAGTTTTATTCGTAAAAAGATTATTGATCAGAACTTAGCTTACTTAAACAACAGGCTAACTTATTATCTTGACAAGATGGGCTTGCCTCATACTGTTACATTCTTAAACGACTTAACTGTTGAGATTATGCAGTTAGGTCAAGACTTAGACTTTGACAACTTGTCACGTGGTGAACGCAACAGATTGATTTTAGGATTGAGCTGGGCATTCCGTGATGTATGGGAAAGTTTATATCAAAGTATCAACTTGTTGTTCATTGACGAATTAATCGACAACGGTTTAGATGCTAACGGTGTTGAAAATGCACTGAGTGTACTTAAGAAGATGGGCAGAGAACGCAAGAAAAACATTTATCTAATCAGTCACAAGGATGAATTGATTGGGCGTGTTAACAATGTTCTCAAAGTTATTAAAGAAAATGGTTTTACCAGCTACGCTAATGATCTTGAAATTGAAGAATGAGTACAAACGATAACCATCGTCAACTATTACAACTAGTTCACGAATACGTCAAGTTGAATCTTAGTTTAGAACTTAAACCTACACTAGACAAAACTATTGAAGTTCGAAAAGTTCTTTCGGACATTAGACGTTGTGCTTCTACACGCCGTGAAGAAGTAATGGAAGTACAACGAGAAAGACGAGCATACTTAGACACATTAAAAGGCAACTCAGATTTAACAGAGGCACAAGACCAAGACGACTAACTAAGTGCATGTCATGGTATTATCAAAACGCAATAGTTGAAACTCTTCCAGAAGAATGTATAGGTTTCGTCTATTGTATCACTAATAACATCACTGGTCGCAAATATATAGGCAAAAAATTAGCTAAATTCTCTAAAACCACTTATAAAACAGTAAAACTCAAAAACGGCAACAAGAAGAAAAAGAAGATTCGTTCTAAAATTGATTCTGATTGGCGTGAATACTATGGCTCAAGCGATCATTTAACAAAAGATATAGAAACTCTAGGCGCAGACAATTTCACAAGAGAAATACTTTACTACTGCAACTCAAAGGCTGAATGCTCTTACATAGAGGCAAGAGAACAATTTACAAGACGTGTTCTCGAAAGTGACGACTACTACAACGGACACATAGCTGTTCGTGTACACGGAAGTCATATCAAAGGCAAACAATTAAACGGTTAAAGCTCGCACAGGCTAATTTCGTGTGCCCAGCATTCAGACAACGGGTTTAACTACACCGGGACGGAAATCTCTTGCCGTTAAGAGTACTCAGCAACTATCCTTAACAGGACGACGACTAGATATGCCTTCATAGAACTAGTTTTGCTGTTTGAAGATCTTTAATTTAATAAGGCTAATGATGGGGAACTAACCATAACCCCACGCTTTGCAAATGTGATAGTGTACATTTGCAAGCCGCCGTTGTAACAAGACAGAATGAGCAGGTACCGGACAACCGCCTGCGATACAATAATTCTAACACTATGTGACTGTGCTACTCAGATAATGCAGTTTTTTCTTAGCCCGCTAGGGCTAAGTGTGACCGCTTAATCTAGATAATACTTAATTCACTGCTTCGCTATCGCTACGCAGCTTCTTTTAAAACATCGTTTAAAAAAAAAATTAGTTCGAGCTGACAAGCGAAGAACTGGATGTACGAAGTACATCTCTAATAAATAACATACATTGGAAGACCTATGAAAGTAAGTGAAATTATCTTAGAAGCACCTCAAACTGGAACAAATGCCTTTTCACAGATGGCTGGTCAGTTAGGTGGCGGAACATCTAGTACAGGTGGTACAACTAAATCTACCTCTACTGGACAAACACATAAATCAAACCCTAATAATCCTAACAATGCTTCTCCTAAGAAGCCTGGATCTACTAAGAAAACTGGCACTAAACTTAGTGCTGGACCTAAAGGTTTAGTTTCTAATGCAGGAGGAAAATCAACTTCTGTTAGTCCTAAAGATGCACTTAAAACGGCTGCTCCTGATAAGGTTGCTGTAGCAGAAAAAGTATCTGGAGGAAAGTGGGAAAAGTTTAAAGCTACTAAACCTTTTAAGATGTTTGGATTAAAAACTTTAGGGCCATTTCTTATTTGGTTAGACGACATGTCTAGTATTAACGAATTGTGGGATGCTGGAGCGTTTAATGATCACGGTGATAAAGCCGGAGAAGTTGTCCAACAGTTAAGAACTTACTATACTCAACTATTAATCACTAGAATGGGAACAATGTGGGTTGTATGGGGATCAGCTAGTTTTGTTACAGGTATGGCTGTTAGAGCTCTCGTAGCACTGATTCCTGGTCTAGGATGGCTGGCTAACTTAGCTGCGGTAGTAGCGCAAGGTGCGGTATACTTATTATTAAACAGTGAAGTTGTTCAAAAATATTTAACTTTTACTATATTAGAAAATCTAGCACCTGACTGGATGAGCAATTCAGCGTATGGTATTGCTAGAGTGTTTGGCGGAGTTGGCGGCTTAATAGGACCTTATATAACTAAACTAAAAGATAAATTTGCAAAAGAAGCCCCTGAAGTTGCAAAAGCTGTTCCTGGAGCAGCTGCCAATGTAGCAAAAGACGCAGCAAATGCTGTAAAAAATACAGGATCTACTGTTGCTAAAGACGGTGCAACCGCTGTAAAAAATATAGGATCTGCCCCAGCAGCCGAACCGTTAGGCGCTATGTCTGACCTAGCTAAAGATCTTTAAATCAATGCTAGTCTAGAAGCTTTAGTAGCTTCTATATTATCTTTAATAATATTATTGATAATAGTTCTATCTTCATACGAGTACACATGAAACAACTCATAGCTGGTTACGCCGCCTCGCATGTACCAGCTAATCCTAAAGATTTCATCTTTTAGTTGCTTTGCTTCTCCGTCGATTTGTTTGATATATTGTTCGATATCAGAGTTCGACATACTCTGAATCTTTAGACGAAAAAATTTGATTGATCCAATGTAACTGAAACTTTTTCGCTATGCTCACAACTGCCGCATTTGATATCTTGTTCAGGAATAGACCATGTTTCTTTATTCTTTTCAAGTTGGTCTTTGATTATTTTGTAAACTGAACTGTCGGCATTTTTCAACCATTCTTTAATTTGTTCTTTATCAGTAACAGTAGACTCCGGAGTCTGAACATGTTCAATACTGGTCATAAACAAGTTAACCTGTATATCAGCTAGACGTCGATATACTTCATTTAAGTTTTCATTCTTTTGATCTTCTGGCAAATCATTAGTTTGGTAAAGCATACGTTGTAGTTTAAAATTTTCTAATGACACTTCACTAGATTCTTTATAGCTCAACGGGCGTAGTTTTACAGTAATTTCGTCGCTAATTTTTACTTTAGATACAAACTCAATATTACTAAAATATTCTATTAAAGTTTGTAGTGGAATATCAAAATTGTTTTCTTCTCCGCAGGCTGTACAGTTATGTACGATGCTCATATGATCGCCAAATGTTGCTATTCTTATAGCAATTAACACAGCATCAACATCAATGTTAGGCATTTCTTTAGCATCAGCAATAAACGGACAGCAACTTTCGATTACTTTTGTAGATGCTTCTCCGGTAAAAAGTGCATCAGGAGTTTTAAAAATAATCTCATCCATGCCAGTCATGCCAAAAATTGGCACATTATTATAGTCTCCCTTTAATGCACCTGGTGGGTAGTGTAGACCTTTACTAGGCAATTGAATAAAGATTTTAGGTTGTCTAAAATACTTTGTTAGTGGGTTAGATTGACTCATGGTTTTTGTCCGATAAATATATGAGTATTTATATACGCATTTTTCCAGGTAAAAAAATATGGCACTAGACACAAAAGACCAAATAATAATGCGAGATGCATTTTATGATGCACTTGACAAATGGAGCGGCAAAAAAGGCGGCAGCCTCGGCGGTGGTGGCGGTGGTGGTGGAGGTGGCGGTGTTGATGCAAAAGCATCATTAGCTGGAAAAGCATTTGAAAATGTATCAAATGCAATTAAAGGTACTGCCGGTGCAGCTCTTGATTTTAGCGGAAGATTAGCTAAAGGTGGTGTTAGCGTAACAGATGCTACAAAAATATTAGGAAACAATCTTGAAAGAGCAGGCGGCGCAGGCGGAAACTTAGTTAGTTCAATAGGAAAAACAGTAAACGCTTTTGGAGACATTATCAACTATGTTGAAGAAGGCGTAGATGTTTTTAGAGAATTAAGTAAAACTGGAGCAACTTTTAACAACAGCGTAGTTGATATGCGAGCAGCCGCAGCAGGTAGCAGGCTAACTATGCAAGAGTTTGGGAATATTATTAAAGATAATAATACCAGTTTTTTATCTCTAGGACATGAAGGAGAAAAAGGTGCAAAGGCATTTGCAAAACTCAGCAAAGGGTTCTTTGACAGCGGATTTGGAGACAAACTAACTCAGTTAGGCTATTCAAGTGAAGATTTGAATAAGTTAATGGCCATACAAATGACCAACATGTCAGCTAGAGAACTTAAAGAAAAAGGTGGAGCAGAAGCACAATATGCATCAACTGCCAAGCTAGCTGAAGAAATGGACTTGATGGCCAAGATAACTGGTAAAAGCCGTAAAGAACAAGAAGAAACACTAGCTAAAGCTAAAGCTAGTGGACAAGTACAAGCTGCTATTCAGCTTGAACAAATGAACGGTAATGCCAAAGCAGGTGAAGCATTTGATGCTGTAGCAACTTCTACTAGCGGAAAGTTTGGAGAACTAGTTCAGCAAATGGTATCATCTGGTCGTCCGTTAACAGAAGAAGGCAGAAAATATATGGGTATGCTTTCTCAAGACACACAGAAAGCTATTCAAGAAGCTAGAGATGCTTACAAGCGAGGTGACGTAGAAGGTGCAAGAGAAGCTGCCAAACGTGCTCAAGCATTAGAGTCTGCTGAAGCTGCTACAAATAAAAGTAGATTAGCGTTAGCTGCACAAGGTGTCAAAGGATTTGAAGAATCTACACAAGAAGGTATAAGATACGGGAAATTGTTAGCAGAAAAAGCTAAAGAACTTGGTACAAATATAACTGATCCAAAAGCCATTGAAGCTGCAAGAAAGGCTTTAGAAACTGAAGCAAAGAAAGAACAGGCAGCTCGCTCAGGAGAAACTGCTAGTGTAATTGAAGCACAAAATCGTATTAAAGATATGGGCAGTGCTATTCAAGAAAGTATTATTGTTCCTTTAAAAGACGAAGCAAACAAAAAAGCACTTAATGATTTTTATAAAACTCTTGCAGATTTAAATCAAAGCAAAGCTAAAGGCGGAACAGCAACAAGCGACAAAGGATTTGCTGGAGATGTTAGCAAAGGACTTGATACTGTTAAAGCGGAATTAACAAAAGCTATAAGCAGAGTAACCAGTGAAACAGGTCCAGACCAAAAATTTAGTAGTGATGCAGCTAAAGCAACAAACCAAACACAATTAGATGCGCTTAAGAAAGCAGTTTCTGAATCCTCCAGAAAAGATGTTAGTAAAGCTGAAGGAGAAGAAATAAAATCATTGGCAAAATCTTTAAAAGGAGTTGATGGCGAAGTTATATCTAAGCGTATCGCAGACATTGCAGAAAAATCTGGAAAAACACAAGAACAAGTTATTAAAGAAGCAGTAAACAAACCTGGAGGTATTGGAAATTTAAACAAACAAATAGGTGAAGATCCTGCTGCTAAAAAAATTACAGAGCTATCTGCAGAAGCTACCAAAAGAGAAGCAGATGCTAAAACTGGAACAAAAATTGCACAAGAAAAAGGAAGAGATACTTCTGGAACTGGTGCGGAAGCAATAACTAAAGGACTTAAATCAGGATTAGAGACTTTAGGCTCATTGACAACTGGAACTATTGACTTGTTTAAAGTTGAAGGTGATTTAAAGATAGAAGGCGTTAACATTAATAAACGTGCTACAGGTGGTTTTATTGGCAAACCTGAAGTAAGTTTAATCGGTGAAGAAGGTCCTGAATGGGTTCTCAATAAAGAACAAATGGCTGCTACATTAGAAGGCGCTGCTAATAGAGGTATGGAACAAATGGGCAAACTATTGCCTCCTCCTGAAGAAGGTTCTAAATCTTCATTTGCAGAAAGTATGGCAGAGTCTGTTAGAAAAGGAATGGAAACTGTGGGAGTACGAGGAAATCCTACAGGCGGTGCCGACGGCCTTGATCTAAGCAGTATTTCTAAAGAAATTTCTACAACTATTAGTAGTGTATCTGGAGGCAATGCTACCACTACTAGAAGTGTACAAAATGAAGAAAGTTTAGCAGCTTCTAAAGAACTTGCGGCAGTAAAAGAACAATATGCTGCCGAACGTGAAGCACTATTACAAAAAACTAAAGAACAGTTAGGACCCAATGCTGGCTCTAGGCAGATCCGCAACGCAATGCGAGAAGGGGACGAAGGTAAAGCACTAGAAGAAAAGTATTCAGCAATACGAGCTTCGTTAGAGAAGAAGATAGAAGATGGTATCAAATGGGAAACAACTGAAAAACTAAATGCTACCGAAGAGACTAAAAAAATATTAGATGAAGAATTAAACATTCTAAAACTACATGGAATGGAAAAACTTGCTATAACAGAGTTTAACGAAGAAGAAATTGCTAAACTTCTTGAAGAAAGCAGTTCTGATCTAAATGATTTCTATGTAGATATGAACGGAGATTTGCAAAAATGGGCAGAAGACTCTACTAAAACATTAGAGCAAAAACAACAAGAAGCACAAACCCAATTAAATGATCTAAAAGGTGAACCTACTAAAAATGTAGTAGGAGGATTGAATTTTGAAGATATGTTCAAGCCCGTTAGAACCAGCGCCCAGGGCATGATGGAAAAATTTGGCAAAGAGAATGAACAGAAAAAAATTGCTGAACAAAAGGCTTCTGGAAAACCCGAAACTAAAGATCCTAAAAAAGAAGGCGAAACTAAAGACATAGTTACTAAAAGTAACAAAGCTGCTACTCTAGATGATGTAGTATCTAGTTTAGATCGATTAAATAAGCATATGGGACAATTATTGTCACAGAACGAAGATATAGGTAAGAAACAAATTAGAGCTACAAAAGCTACTAGTAACAGTGTTCAACCTTAAAGGCAAAATCAATGAGTTGGAAAAAATATTTCACACCAGTTAATGTAGACAATAATCCGTCTGCTTCTGGTCCCTTATCCGGTACCAGTAGGCCTGGACCAGCACGAAAAAACTATAGCAGTTTCTTACCTGATGTCTACACTGGAGCTCCAAACCGTATTGAAAGATATAATCAATACGACACTATGGATATGGACAGTGAAGTTAATGCTGCCTTAGATATTTTAGCTGAGTTTTCTAGCCAAAAAAATAAAGAAAACTACACTCCGTTTGCTTTGCATTTTAAAAGCAAAGCTACAAATAGTGAAGTTAGTATTCTAAGAGAATACTTGCAACAATGGACAAAGCTACAAAAATTTGAAACAAGAATTTTTAGAATAGTTCGCAATGTATTCAAATACGGTGATTGTTTCTTTGTTAGAGATCCAGAAACTTACAAATGGTTTTACATCGATCCTAGTAAAATTGTTAAGATTATTGTAAACGAAAGTGACGGTAAACAACCTGAACAATATGTTATTCGTGATTTAAATCCAAACTTTATGGATCTAGTTACTACTACAATTCAACCTAGCAATTTAAACACAAACAACAGAGGCACTAACTATGCTGGACCTAATGCCAGCGGAGCAGCGAGAGGCATGACTGGAAGTTATCCTCAAGGCGGAACAGTAGGAACTAGATTTGATCTACAACAAAATGAACTAGCAATTGATGCAAAACATGTAATTCATCTAAGTCTAAGCGAAGGTCTTGACAACAACTATCCTTTTGGTAACAGCTTATTAGAAAACATTTTTAAAGTGTTTAAACAAAAAGAATTGCTTGAAGATGCTATCTTAATCTATCGTATACAACGTGCTCCAGAAAGACGTATTTTCTATATTGACGTAGGTAACATGCCAAGTCACTTGGCTATGGGATTTGTTGAACGTGTTAAAAATGAAATACATCAACGACGTATTCCTAGTTCAACTGGCGGAGGCCAAAATGTTATCGACTCAGCTTACAATCCTTTAAGCATTAACGAAGATTATTTCTTCCCAACAACTGCTGAAGGTCGTGGTTCTAAAGTAGAAACTTTACCGGGCGGTACTAACTTGGGTGAAATTGATGATTTAAAATATTTTACCAACAAGTTGTTCCGCGGTTTAAGAATCCCAAGTAGCTATCTGCCAACTGGTGCAGATGATGGTCAAGCTTCATATAATGACGGTCGCGTCGGCACAGCATATATTCAAGAACTGCGTTTTAACAATTACTGTATGCGTTTACAAAGTTTAATGCAAGACGAATTTGATCAAGAATTTAAATTATATCTACACGATAGAGGTGTAAACATTGATTCAAGTCTTTTTGATTTACAGTTTCAACCTCCTCAAAACTTTGCTTCATATCGTCAAGCAGAGCTTGATAACCAACGTATCAACACATACGGTACTATCAGTCAGCAAACTTATATCTCAAAGCGTTTTGCATTGAAGCGTTACTTAGGACTAAGCGAAGAAGAAGTTGCAGAAAACGAACGCCTATGGGCAGAAGAGAACGGCAAAGGACATCCTGCTGTTACTGATGCCAGCGGAGAACTTCGTGGAGTTGGTGTAAGTCAAAGTGGATTAGAAGCTGATACCGAAGCTATGACAGACACAGAAGCTCCTCCAGGAATGGAAGTACCAGGAGCTGAAGGAGCCGCAGGATCACCAGTACCTCCTGCAGGAGCCGCAGCTCAACCTGCAGGTACACCGCCAGCAGCATAAATAAAGTTATGATACTTAGAGAGCTTTTTTATATTGATCAAGATACCAAAATGGTATCTAACGACTTGCGTTATGACGGCAGTAATGATCGACTTATGCCTTTAAAAAGAAAAGACACTAGAAAAACTCGGTTAACTTTAAAACAAATTAACGAACTTAGAAAAGCCTCTGAGCAACACATTCTTGAACAAGAAAAAGAATTGGAATTTATAGAACAGATGTACAAAGCACCTGAAGCACCTCCTGCTTAAATAAAATCCTTAAAAAAACACCATTTTTAATACCATTTTTACATATATATGTAAATATACTAGACAGCCTTGCACATATAAAGGAGAAACATATGACTGATCGAAGCAAGTTCGAGCAGATGCTCGAATATCTAATTTCCGAAGAACAGGAAAAAGCAAAAGAAATTTTTCACCAACTAGTGGTTGAAAAATCTCGCGAAATTTATGAAACAATCTTAGCTGAAGATTTTAACGAAGCTGAAGACGAAGAAGTCGAAGAAGGAATGGAAGTTACCTTCCGTGAAACTGACGACGAAATGGACATGGGCGAAGCCGATGACGAAATGGACATGATGGGCGGAGAAGACGATGGCGACATCGGCGGCGACGCAACAGATGACTTCATGGGAGACATTGAAGGCGGCGACGAAGAAGGTATGGACGGCGCAGAAGGTGAAGGCGATATTGAAGATCGCGTTATGGACCTAGAAGACGCACTTGACGACCTACGTGCAGAATTTGAACAAATGATGGGCGACGAAGGCGGCGAAGAAGCTGACGACGAAATGGGCGCAGACGACGAAATGGGTGCCGATGACGAAGAAGGTGAAGAAGACGAAGAAGAAATCAAAGACAGCTTTGATGTAAGTGACAACTTCATGCGCGAGTACATTGAAAAAGTAACTGGCGGTCACGGCGCAGAAAAGAAAAGCAGCGGCGACAACGGCGACAATGTCCGTAGTCCAGTAGCTGGTAAGAACGATATGGGCGGTACAACTGCCAACATCGCAAAAGGTGGTGAAGCTGGCGGTAAAGGCGTACAAAGCGGTTTACTAAAGCCAAACACTACAGAAGAAAATTTCGGCAACATTAACGTTCCAGGCGGCAATGCTGGTAAGACAGCATTCAAGAAGAAAGAGCCAGGACACGGTGCTGAAAGAAAAGGCAGTGGAGATATGGGCGACAAGAGTGCACAGAGTCCACTAAATGGCGCTCCTAAAAGAGCAAAGTAAGCAGGTATATAGATGAGCAATTATCTTCGTGAAAACCTGAGTTTTGATCAAGCAAGAATGGTCGTTGAGTCCGACGGCCAAGACGGCAAAAACCTTTACATGAAAGGTATTTGCATTCAAGGTGGCGTTAGGAATCAAAATCAGCGTGTTTATCCTGTTAATGAAATCGGCAGGGCTGTCAAGACCCTGAACGACCAAGTGACTGGTGGATACTCAGTTTTAGGCGAAGTTGATCATCCAGATGACCTAAGAATCAACCTTGATCGTGTGAGCCATATGATCACAGAAATGTGGATGGATGGCCCTAACGGTTATGGAAAATTAAAAATCCTTCCTACTCCAATGGGACAACTTGTTAAAGCAATGTTAGAAAGCGGAGTAAAGTTAGGAGTTAGTTCACGCGGATCCGGAAACGTCAAAGAAGACGGTTCCGGTGAAGTAAGTGATTTTGAGATTATTACAGTTGATGTAGTAGCTCAACCAAGTGCTCCAGGGGCATATCCTACACCGATCTATGAACACCTTATGAATAATAAGGGAGGTTATAGTAGCCTTCGTATAGCGAAGGAAGTGCAGGGAGATCCTAAGGCGCAAAAATACCTAAAAGAAAGCCTATTGAAAATAATAGGCGGACTCCAATAAAGAGGAGAAACACATGTTGGAAGCATTAAAATCTCTGTTTGAAAACAATGTAGTTTCTGAAGATGTTAGAGCAGAAATTGAGAACGCTTGGGAAAAACGAATCGTAGAGAATCGTGAACAAGTAACTCAACAACTAAGAGAAGAATTCGCACAACGCTACGAACATGACAAGTCGCTCATGGTCGAAGCTGTTGATCGTATGTTGGGTGACCAACTACGCGAAGAAATCGCTCAATTCGTAGAAGATCGTAAACAACTAGCCGAAGCTAAAGCTAAGGTTATGGTTAAAGCTAAAAAAGATGCACAGACAATGAAGGAATTCATTGTACGTCAACTAGCTACTGAAGTTAAAGATCTACACGAAGACCAAAAACAAATGGCAGAAAAGTTCATCACACTTGAACAATTTGTCGTTGAAGCACTAGCACAAGAAATTGCAGAGTTCCACACAGATAAACAAGAAATTGCAGAAACAAAAGTACGTTTAGTTCGTGAAGGACGTGAAGCCTTTGGTAAAGTCAAAGAACAATTCATTAAACGTGCAGCAGGTTTAGTAGAATCAGCAGTAGAACAAACTCTTACCAAAGAGATTGGTCAACTAAAAGAAGATATTGAAGCAGCTCGTCGCAACGACTTCGGTCGCAAGTTATTCGAAGCTTTTGCTAACGAATACCAAACTAGCTATCTAAGTGAAAGATCAGAAACAAGTAAATTGCTCAAAGTCATAGACTTGAAAGAGTTAGAAGTAGCCCAAGCTAAACATGCTGTAGTAGAGGCAAAACAACTCGCAGAAAGCAAAGAACAACAAATTAAGGCACTCGTGGAGAGTAGAGAACGTCAAGAAGTTATGAGTGAGTTATTAGCTCCTCTAGCACGTGATCAGAAAGTGATCATGACAGAACTTCTAGAAAGCGTTCAAACTCCAAAGCTACGCAATAGTTTTGAAAAATACTTGCCAGCTGTAGTAGCAGGCAAATCCACACAAACTCGTAAGGCACTAGTAGAGGCAAAAGAAGTAACAGGAAATAAAATTCCTAACAGCATAAGTAGTAGCGAAAACGATTCTAACATCATCGATATTAGACGTCTAGCTGGATTATAATTCAAGGAGAAATAAATGTCAGAACTACTCACTGGCCGTTGGAACGAGACCAAGGAAGCCCTATTAGAAGGCCTACAAGGCACCCGTAAATCCACAATGGCTGTAACATTAGAAAATACACGCAAGTATCTTGCAGAAAGTGCTACAGCCGGCGCTACTTCTGCTGGTAACGTTGCAACTTTAAACCGCGTTATTCTACCGGTAATTCGTCGTGTAATGCCGACAGTTATCGCTAACGAACTAGTTGGTGTTCAACCGCTAACTGGTCCAGTAGGCCAAATTCACACTCTACGTGTCCGCTATAGCGATACAAGCTCTGGCGCTGGCGTTGTAGCTGGTGAAGAAGCATTCAGCCCATTCAAGATCGCTGAAGCTTATTCTGGTAACCAAAACAGTGGCAATCCTAAAGCAGCTAACACAGCCGCTCTAGAAGGCACTGCTGGTAACAGAATGAGCATTCAAATCTTGAAGCAAACTGTTGAAGCCAAGACCCGCAAGCTATCCGCTCGTTGGACATTCGAAGCTGCACAGGATGCACAAGCTCAGCAAGGTATTGATATCGAAGCTGAAATCATGGCTGCTCTAGCACAAGAAATTACTGCTGAAATCGACCAAGAGGTTCTAGGATCTCTAAGCGTATTAGCAGGCGCAGCAACACAGACTTATGACCAGTCTGCTGTTTCAGGTACTGCTACATTTGTTGGTGACGAACACGCTGCTTTAGCTGTTCAGATCAATCGTGTTGCTAACTTGATCGCTCAACGTACACGTCGTGGCGCAGGTAACTGGGCAGTTGTTTCCCCAACAGCTCTAACTATCCTACAAAGTGCTACAACAAGTGCGTTTGCTCGTACAACAGAAGGCACATTCGAAGCTCCAACAAACACTAAGTTCGTTGGTACATTGAACAATGCAATGAAGATCTATGTAAACACATATGCAACATCTGATGATGTTCTTATTGGTTACAAAGGCGGCAGCGAGTCTGACGCAGCAGCATTCTACTGCCCATACGTTCCATTGATGAGCAGCGGTGTTGTATTAGATCCATCTACATTTGAACCAGTCGTATCATTCATGACACGTTATGGTTATGTAGAATTGACAAACACAGCGTCCTCTCTAGGTAACGCTGCTGACTACTTAGGCAAAGTTGCTATTGCAACTGCTAAAGTTAAGTTTAGCTAATCAACATACCGAAAGGTTGTTAATTACTCAAAGGGCTCTTCGGAGCCCTTTTTCTTTATCTGATAAATACATTGTCTAAAATGAAATCGCGCAAAGCGATGTTATGCAGTAACCCACTGCGTAGACCTAGAACGTCACTTAAAGGAGAAACAAATGGGACGTCCATTACATAAAAAATATTTTGGTAACCGTAACACAGGTTCCACAAGCACAGAAGCTGATAATGGTATCGGCGGACAAGGCGTAGCAAGCGTAACAATTGGTGGAGTATGGGCAGGATTCACAGCTCTTACGACTACAGTTACATTTACTGCACCAGACTTGCCAGGCGGCGTATTAGCAACAGGTACAGCAGTTATTGACGGCGGTGGCGCAGTTACTGGTGTTCTTATGACAGAAAACGGTTCTGGTTATACATCAGCACCTACAGTGACTATTGCTGACAGCGACGGCGGCGCAGAAACAACAGGCACAGCAACAGCAGTATTAACTGTTGATACTGGTGGTGTACCAGGCAGCACAACTAATCAAGAAAATGCTATCACAATGACTGGTCGTATTGTTGCAGGTGCAACTGTAGCACTTGATGTTATTAAACAAACTGGCTCACGTCGTTATCTAGCAACTGATGGTACAAACATTGGAGTTGTTGAATTAGTAGGCGATGCAGTTGACGCAGCCGGCGAAGCAAACATTATTGCTACTGACAGTGCAAGCGGAACATATTATGTTACTAAAATAACTGCACATAGAGCATTAGTTGTTCCAGGCACTGGTACACAATTTCCGTTAGTTGGCGGAAATCCTCAATCTATACCATGGGTACTAGATACTGCTGTTCTAAATACATCTGTTAAGATTTCTAATGCTTAATAGTTAAGGAAATAGATAATGTCAAAAATAGTTAGAGTTCAGAACGGAGATTATAAGATTGTAGTAGGAGCACAAAATGCTCCGGGTACTATCTATCTTGATACTAATCCTAATTCTGATAGAAATTTTTCTCAAGGAGAAGTAATTGTTACTGGAGATTTAACAGTCTTAGGTAAAAGCACAATTATTCAATCTGAAACTTTAGCTATTACAGATAATATTATCTATCTTAATCAAGGAGAAACCGGAGACGGTGTAAGTACGCTTGGCACTACATCCGGTTTCCAAGTTGATAGAGGAAATTTAATTGACGTTTCTGTACTATGGGAAGAATCATCTGATTCTTTTAAATTTGTAGATGCTAACGATCAGTTTGTTCCAATATCAACAAATAAAATTGTAACTCGCGGCGGAGATTTAAATTTAATTGCTAGCGGAAACGGAATTATTACAGTTACCGGAACAGTTGATTACGAAACAAAAGTTATTGACTATGCTAAACTAGCAACAGATTTTACAATTTTATTTGTTGAAAGAATTTCAAGTGTTGCACAAGTATATGTTTCTGAAAATCATTTATTAGTAGCAGGAGATGTTGTTGATATAACTTGCGGTAGTAATACAACATTTAACGGAACATTTATTCAAGTATTAGATGTTCCAACTCCTACGTCATTTACCTATGCCAATATAGGATTGGATGTAGCAGTAGAACCTGCAAACGGAACTGTTCGTTTGAATCCTATTATTGATGATGATATTATTCCAAACATTCGAGCAGTTGCTGATTATACCAACTTCTTATTGCAAGCGGTTGCTATTAACAAAATTCAAGAAAACGATACCAAAGTACAAACTCGAGATTTAAGTACTTCTGGAGTAAGCGAAATAGTTTTTGATGTAGACGGTTCTCAAAGAGCAGTTATCAACAACAGTGGTTTAAATGTAGATAATATTAATATAAGAAACAACGCAATTACAAACTTTTCAAATGACAATTTGTTAATCAACAGCGTTCTAAATATTGCAAATAGAACAGGAACACCAACTACTCCTATTGGTTATGTAAAAGTTTTTTCTAGAAACACTCCGGGCACTGGCGGTACTGGATTGTATTTTACAAATACTATTGGAACTACAGACGAGTTGATTAGTAAAACAAAAGCGTTACTTTACTCATTAATATTATAAGGATAAAAAATGGCAATTTTAAGTACAACATTAACTAATACACCGATAGCTATTAGTCCTAATTTAAGTACAGACGCGGCTGTAACTGTAATGCTTTTTTGTAATTTAAACAGTCCAGATCCGTTGGATCCTACAGCAGGAAAACAATTTATTGACATATATGCTGTTGCAAGTGGTAGCACTCCAACAAATTTAAATAAAATTGCAAATCAAATTCCTATAGATGCCGGAGACACTTTTACTTTTAGTACTGAACGATTAGTGTTAGGACCAAATGATATCATTCATGCTTCAGCATCTGCACTAAATTCAGTTAGTGTTACAATTAGCTATGTAGTGATCTAAAAATATGAAATACCTTCGCAGACAAAATTTAAACGTAAACAATGTTTTAGACAACACCGTTTTACAAGGTGCCGACGGAAACATTGAATTAAATCCAACCCAAAAAGTTACTATCAACGGTGACTTAAATTTTGGTCCTGGATTTGCTATACCTGGGACCGAAGTTACAAATGTAATGTATGTAACATTAGACGGTGACGATAATAACGATGGGTTCGGTGAAGGACCTAATCAAGCTAAAAGAACATTAAAATCAGCGTTAGAAGCTGCTGAACAAGACACTACTATTTTTGTTCGTAGCGGAGAATACTACGAAGATAATCCTTTAAGAGTTCCTCCAAAAGTTAGTATTATTGGAGACAATTTAAGAAATGTTATCATTCGTCCATTAAATGGTCCAAAATCTGCCAACGTAACATTTGTTGAAAAAACTGATGAAATTGTTACAATAACAACAGAATCGCCTCACGGACTAGTTGTAGGAGATCGATTAAGAGTTAGAGTGCAATTAGGATCAATTATAAATGCAACTAGTATAATTCCAGGAAACAGATATAGAGTTTTAACAGTAGGAGATACTGATTTTGTTGCAATAGGATCTAAAGCAAATCAAATTGGAGACATTTTTAAAGCAACTGATGTTGGTACTGGAACTGGAACAGTACAGTGGGTTGAAGTAGACGATGACGATGTAAACATATTAGAAGTTCCGTCAACAACAACAATAACATATCGACAAGTAGGAAGTGATGTTGTAGGTATATCAGCTGTAGGAAAGATAAAATGGGCTCCTGATTTATTTTTAGTAAACAGTAGAGTCTATCTAGCTAACATGGTTTTTAAAGGACTAGCAGCACCAGCTTACTGTTTAAACATTGACGATGACGCGATAGTTGACACAAGTCCTTATATTCAAAATTGTAGTAATATCAATGGGCCTTGGTTAAAGAACGGTGAAGAGTGGTTACCGTTTCAAACTACACAGCCGGATCTTAATGGAAATCCTATTAAAGGACCAAGGCCTTTAGTAGATAATGAAGTAGATCCTACGCAATTAGCAGTTTACGGTATCGATACTGAAGGTGCAGGCGGCGGCATGTTGATTGACGGCGATCGTTATAGTAGCGAAAGTCCGATCAAATCTATGGTTGCAGATGCGTTCACTCAAGTAGCACAAGGAGCTATCGGATTCCATATTACCAACTTTGGTTATATGCAGTTGGTTTCATGTTTTTCAGTATTTTGTAAAAAAGGATTCTATACAACTAGAGGCGGATATCTATCAATAAGTAACTCTGTTATTGACTTTGGTGACGAAGGATTTGTTGCAGACGGTTACTATCCTGACCCTTATGGTTCAGGATTAGTAACACAAGATTATTATGGAAGTGTAATTTCAACTACAGTAAGTTTTGCAGGCTCTGGCTATACTGGAATTCCTACGGTCTATATTGAGCCTCCTACTTCACCAGGTGGAATTCAAGCTGAAGCAACTGCAAGTATTGATCCTATACTAGGAATTGTTAATGCTATTAATATAGAAAATGAAGGAAGCGGATACGATTTTACTCCTGCGTTAACTATATCAGGAGGCGGCGCATCTCAAAATGCTACTGGTTTTGCAAATTTAAGAAAAAATGAATCTATTGTAGTTTCGCAATTATCTAATAAGCCACAAGTTGGTAGTGTAATGTTTTTAGAAAATGATCCTATTGCATACTATGTAACACAAGTTACTGAAGATAATTTTACTTTTAAATACGATCAACAAAAATGCCGAAGAGATGTTGGAATAATTTTAGATGCAGCGTTAGCTGACGCAGTGCTTAATTCTAATTACAGAAGTACAAGTGCCGGTCTATCTTACTTAAGAAGTTATTCTAGTAAAGTTACAAGTGCTCAAAAAGCACAAACTATAGCAGGTATAAACGAAGCTAAGGCACAAGCATTAGCCTTGATAACCGACCCTGCATCTCTTGTAAGTATAGCAGCCGGATTTAATATTGTAACTTCTATAATTGAATTTGGTTCCTCAGTAGCTCCAACAATTGTTAATTTAGATCCTGTAACAAACGAACCTGGATATACCGAAGCATCAAAAATTTTACTTGCAAACAAACAATTTATTGAAGATGAAATTATATCTTGGATTAACAGCAATACTAATTTTTCTTACAACGAAGCTAAATGTAAAAGAGACGTTGAATTAATTATCAAAGCAGTGTTAAGCGACATTGTATTTGGTTCAAATTATCAAACAATAACAGCAGGACTAGCTTATTTAAGAAGTTATTCTTCAGTAGTAATAGCAAGCCAGAAGGCACAGACTGTCGCAGGATTATTAAAAGCAAGAGATATTGCTATTAGTTTAATAACAGATGTATCTGTCATTAGTGATATTACTCAACGTTTTCAAATAATTGTTGATTTAATCAACAACGGCAATCCTGGATCTGCCCCTTCTACAATAATGCCTATACCTGCAGGTGCAGACTTAGGCTATGTTAATGCATCTCAACAATTAACTGTTAACAAATCATTTATTGTTGAAGAACTTATTAGTTATATCAATGATAATTTATCACCTTTGGCTATTCCTGGATATAATGAAACAACATGCAGAAGAGATGCTGGATATTTAATTGATGCTATTAAATTTGATTTACTCTACGGTGGAAACAGTGCAACTGTAACAGCCGCAAATTCGTATATAAACGGAGCAGCCAATGTAGTAGGAAGTCAATTACCAGAACATGCTGATGTTTACGGACACCTAAAAGATTTTATTGATAACATTATTTTAGCTGATACAGCCGGTTGGACTAAATCTGTCAGTAATACTGCAACACAAAATACTAGTTCAGCTGGAGGGGGTTCAGGATTCTCAGCTTCTAAAGCTCAAGACCTTGTACAAATAATTATCGATGTTATTGATTCAAGTGTTGTCTTCAATGGATTACTTGTAGAACCAACTTATACATTGGGACAAAATTATACTTTTAAAAATGATGATAGGCTACTTATATTAGAAGATATAGAATTAATCAAATATAATACTATTCAATTTTTAAACTCTACCTATGGTAATTTTAGTTATGAAGAATCTACATGTAGAAGAGATATCAGATATATTGTAGACGCAATGTGCTATGATTTACTCTATGGCGGTAACAGTCAAACAGTAAATGCAGCATTATCGTATAAAGATGGTAGTGTAATTAGCGGAGAAATTGAAGAAACAAAAGCTGCATACGAATATTGGCAATCAATTATAGGAAAGATTTTAAAGAATCAAGTTGTTGATACAACTATAACTGGTCAAGTAACTAACTTACCAATAGGTTCCCCAATAGATCCAGAATTTCCAAGCAACTCTGCAGAAAATCTTTTACAAATAATTATAGATGTACTTGATAATGGTACAGGTTATATTCCTGTAAACCCAATTCAACCAACTTATACAAATGGTGTTGCTAGCTTGTTAGTAGAAAGAAATAACATTCTTGCTGAAACACTAGCTATTCAAGAAAGTGTTATTGATTTTCTAAATACAACATACGGTGGATCATCGAGGGTGTTTACATTTCCTCGAGTTCTGTCAGTAGAAAGCGGAGTAGAACCTAGATTTCATAATGTAAGTACAATTAGTACAGCAAGTACAGCTTTAGAATATGTAGGATCTGGTGTAACATATAACGCACTTCCATTCTTTGGCGGTGAACCAATACCTAAAAAAGAACGTGTTGAAAGAAATTACGGTAGATGCTTTACGGTTTCTAGCGATCAAATAGGTAACTATCGAGTCGGTGAATTCTTTAAGATTAATGCCCTAAGCGGAGAAATAGATTTATTTGCAGATCAACTAAACTTGTCTGGTATTTCAAGTCTTGGTCCATTTATTAGAGATGGTGTTCCTGTTGGTGTAGCAATAAGAGAAGTTAGCAACAATGCAAACTTAATTTCTTCTACTGGAAGTGCGGATCCTAATACAGTTCCTACACAACCAGCAGTTCAAACTTATGTTGAAAATAGATATCTAAACAAAGTTGCTACAGGAGCTCAAACAGTAGAAAGTGATGTTGCGTTTATTAGGGATGTTGAAATTCGCGGAGCTGATTTAAACACTGATCAACTAACATTTAATTTATTAAACACTACAGCAACAACTGTTAATGCGTTTGGCGATGCTACTACTATTGTAATTGGAGACTCTACTGGTACATTAACTATCAACAACAGCCAAGTTGTTTTAAACAGTACAACCTCTTTACAAATACCTGTAGGTGATAATAGTCAAAGACCAAGTCCTACCGCAGTAGGACAAATTAGATACAATAGCGAAACTTCTTCTTTTGAAGGATTTGGTCCAGGTGGATCATGGCGTAGTTTAGGCGGAGTTCGATCAGTTGATGGATTAACAGAAATTACTCCAGAATCTGCACCAGGTGCTAGCGATGACATTTTAAGATTTTATGTTGCTGATGTTGACAACGTTACAAGTAAATTAGTTGTAACATTAGACAACGAAAGTTTAATTATATTAAATGACACTCAATCAACAGACAAAGACACTGGTGCATTGATTGTTGAAGGAGGCGTTGGTATTGAGAAAAACTTAAATGTTGGTGCAAATTTAACAGTTGATGTAGACGCTACAGTTACTGGGGATCTAGCAGTCAATGGAGGTGATCTTACTACTACTGCTGCAACATTTAATTTAATTGATGCTAATGCAACTACTGTAAATTTTGGCGGTGATGCTACTGCTGTTAACATAGGCGCACCAACCGGGACTACCAGTGTTAAAAATAATCTTGAAATTCAAGGTACATCTTTAACTACTACGCAAACAACGTTTAATTTATTAGACACTACTACTACAACTGTAAATTTTGCAGGCGCAGGAACAGCAATTCATATTGGTTCTCCTGTCGGAACTACTACTATAAAAAATAATTTAGAAGTAGACATTAACACTACTTTAGGTTTAGACACTGACAGTTTAAATATTATTAACGGTAAACTTACTGTAAACTTAAAAGATAATGTAGCTGATATTTTTACAGTTAGGCAAGGTACTAACAACTATATTAAAATCAACACTGATGATAGTTTAGAAGTTATTACTTTTGGTGTATTGCCTAGATACGAATTTTTAAATACTACTGATACAACTAGCATAACAGTAGCAAGCACAACATTTGCTGGCGGTGTTGGTATTGCTAAAAAGTTATTTGTAGGAACTGATCTAAACGTTGCAAGTAATGCTACAATTGGCGATGCTGTAACTAATAGTCATTCGATAACAGGATCTGTATCAGTTACAGTTGCAGACGATACCTTAGCAGCATTTCAAATTAAAGAAAATTCTCTAGCATATTTTACAGTATCAACTACTAATAGCAGTGAAAATATTACATTTGAATCTACTCCTCAAATTAAGATTAATAATGTTACTGACAGCACTGACAAAGATACTGGAGCATTAGTTGTTGAAGGCGGAGTTGGAATTGAGAAAAACTTAAATGTTGGCGCAAATTTAACAGTTGATGTAGATGCTACAGTTACTGGAGATTTGGCAGTAAATGGCGGTGATTTAACTACTACTGCTACAACATTTAATTTAATTGATGCTAATGCAACTACTGTAAATTTTGCAGGAGCAGCAACTACAATTGACATAGGTGCTAGTACCGGCACATTAACTATTAATAATACACAAGTTATTTTTAATAGCACAGATAGTATTCAACTTCCTGTAGGTAATGTTGCACAAAGAGACTTAACACCAGTTCCTGGCCAAATTAGATACAATAGTGAACTTAGCAGTTTTGAAGGTTATGGTCCAGGAAATAACTGGGGAAGTTTGGGCGGAGTCAAAGATGTTGACGGAAATACATATATTATTCCTGAAACTGCACCTGCTGCTAACGAAAACATTTTATATTTTTATAATAACGCAACGCAAACGTTAACTCTTGCTGAAACTCTATTTGATCTTAAAGTAGGAGTTGATGCTGTTATTAATAGTACTACTGCATCTACTACTAAAACTACAGGAGCATTGGTTGTAGTTGGAGGAGTTGGAATAGGCGGAACAGTTAATGCCAATGAACTAACATTAACTACAGACTTAGAAGTTCAATATGGCGGCACCGGCCAAAGCACATTTACAGAAAACGGTGTTATCTATGGCAACAACGCCAGCGGTTTATTAGTAACCGCAGAAAGCAATCCTGGCTCAAATGCAACAACAAGCTACGGCATATTAACTACAGATATAAATAATGTACCAGTCTGGACAGATGTCATAGACGGTGGTAGTTATTAAGGGCGGCAAGGAAACTTGCCCTGACCCGCAGGGCGCCAAAAGGCTTGACCCAACCCTATATAGGACAGTAGAATGGCAAGTAAAATTAAACACAAACGTTCCAGTGTAGCTGGAAGAGTCCCAGTAGCCGCAGATCTAGAAGCCGGCGAACTAGCATTAAACACAAACGACGGTAAAGTTTATCTTAAAAAAGATAACGATGATATTTTAGATATTACTTCAACTATCTTTAAAAACGATTCTAACGCAACAATATCTGACACCGGCGGTAACGGTCAATTTAATGTAACTATAGACGGAGATTCTAAATTTACAATATCTGCTCAGCAGAATTTATTAGATCAAACAACAACAGTTGAAAATGCTAATGAAATAAGATTTAAAGAAGCCACAACTAACGGTCAAAACTATGTAGGTGTTAAAGCCCCTGAAAATTTACCAAACAGTTACACTTTAAATTTACCACAGATTAACGGAACTTTAGGTCAAACATTAAGCACTGATGGAGCTGGTAATTTATTATGGAGTGACCCTGATTTATTTGGAGGAAACAGAATTTATGTTTCTTCAGCAAAAGGAAATGATGCAAACGACGGTATAACTGCACCTGTACAAACTGTTAAACGTGCGTGTCAAATCGCATCAGGTTATGTTTATTCTCCAACAAATATTTTTAATGAAGAAATCTGCTCACGTGACGTAGGTTTAATTATTGATGCATTAGGTTACGATTTAATCTATGGATCAAATTGGCAAAGTGTCAAAGCAGGATTAATGTACTATAATTCTGTTGCATCTGAAGTGTTGACAAGTCAAAAAACTCTAACACTAAATGCTTTAAATTATTTAAAAACACAAGTTGTAGATACTCAAGTAGTAAGTTCTGCAGAAGCAACTTTAATTAACGATCGAACTTTAGAAATTATTGACATTTTTAATAATGGAACCGCAGCAGCTGATGCTATAACTATGCCAAGTCCTGCAGGTGCTGTAGCAGGATACACTAATGCTAAAAATCTTTTATTAGCAAACGTTGACTTTATTGCAGATGAAGTAATCAGTTGGGTTAATTTTCAAATTACAAACAATATTGCACCGTTTGTTGGATTTACTTATGACTCAGTTGCTTGCCGCAGAGACGCAAGATATATTGTTTTTAGCGTAGCATATGATTTAATATATGGCGGAAACAGCCAATCAGTTGACGCAGGTTTAAAATATTTTGACGGACTAGGTGACGCAGTTACTTCTTTCATTGTAGGTCAAGAAACACAAACTGTAGCAGCGCAACAAAGAGCAAAGTTTGTAGCACAACAAGTTGCACAAAGTTTAACAAGCTGGACAAAATATACAGCTCTAACTCAAATTACTGGTACTGCGGGAAGCACTGATGCTGCAACTCAAATTGGTGTTCTATATGATATAATTTCAAATATTGTAACAAACGGACCTGCTGGTGCTCCAGCAATACTATTACCAAGCGAATTAGTAGATCCGCAATTAGATGCTGCAAGAACTACGCTGTTAGCCAGCAAAGTAGAAATTCAGACTCGAGTAGTTGCGTTTGCAAGCGATTACAGACCTAACGGAGTCAAGTATGCTATTGTAGTTGCGGCAGGTGAATACTACGAAGATAATCCGATGATTATTCCTGACAACGTGTCTGTACTAGGTGACGGTTTACGTACTTGTATTATGCGACCATTGAACGCAAACAAAGATATGTTGCGTGTAAGAACTGGTTGCTACTTTAACGAATTTACTTTTAGAGACGGTGTAGTAAATGGAGTTCCTACATATACATTTGACTATTCTGTAGCATTTGACAATGCCGCAGATAAAACAACAAGTCGAATAGGTTATGTAAACTTACCAGTATCTAAGCCAGTTATTAACGTGTCACCGTTTATTCAGAACGTGTCTTTGATTTCATTCTTAGGCGGCAACGGTGTATTGGTAGATGGTAACTTAGTTCAAACTCCTAACCAGTCAACTGTGCCAATCGAATCTGAAAA